GAGATTCCTCTACGTCTCGTGGGCTCGGAGATGTGTATAAGAGACAGGGGGAAGATTGGTATACCATGATACCAACGCATACCATTCGTATCAACTGGTACGATTCGTATCACTTGGTATGCAATAGTCGCATCCATTTGCATTCAAACGCATCACACTGATAGTCGCAGCCATATCAGCCCAAACGCCACTCGATCAAGACGGCTCCTGCTCAAAATCAGACCTTGCCGTTTTCTCTCGATAAATAACAGACGAAAAAACACGGAATAGCCGCAGAGGGTAGTTTTACCACCTGACACCATTCCATGCTTTCTGATACAGCAGTTTTGTAGTCGTATGAGCTAAGATTAGATATTCTTGGCTTCTCTTGCCTTGCGCAGACGCTCTGCCAGTGCTTCACGCTGCTCTTCGCTGATCTTACGAGTGACAGGTGACCGGAACTTCACAAGACGCTTCGGCATCAAATAGGTCTTAGATTCCTTGCACCGTTCGGCAGACAGTTCCTCCATGAACTTGTACGTATCAGGGAACTGCTCACAGAGCTTGTCCAGCTTGCGAATGTAAACCGGGTCTACTGTGCAGACCTCTGCGGTATCCTCCGCTGCGTTGAAGGTGATGATGGTTTCACGTTCGATGTTGGTAAGTGCCATAGTTGTTTTCTCCTTTTCGTTATTTCTGGTTGGCTTTCGTTTTTGAGCAATCGTAGCAATACATACACCACTCACATGGAGACGTTTTGTAACAGATTTCTCCTTGCTCTTTTGCCTTGCGATATTTAGCTTCTCTCGCTTCTTGCTCCTTGCGTTCTTTTTCATGCCGTCTGTGTGCATTGGCGATGATGATAGCATGGACAACAGCCATGTTTGGAGCCATAGTCTTTTCCTCCTGTATTTTGTGTAGTGAAAAATATTTATTGGGTTCAGACGATAACTTTATCGCCGTGACCCTATTATCTGTTTTTCTTGCCTATTCTACTGTGGCGATTGGAGCGCAGAAGCGATGTTACATCCACACGCATTCTTTGAACTGCTGAGTCTCCATCTGAAACGTGATGTCCAGTGACCCTACGTTGCCCTCTTTGTTCTTTTCAAGCGCAAAATGATAATGCTGCTCCGGTCGCTTTTTTGTGGTCACGTTCTGTGCCAGCAGAATGATTGCATCTGCGTCCTGCTCGATCTGTCCGCTCTCTCGCAGGTCTGCGGCAGTCGGTGGGATGCCTGCTCTTGCTGTCTCTCGATTGAGCTGCGCGAGAGCCACTACCAGCGTTCCTGTGGACTGCGCAAACTCATGCAGCGCCATGCTGATTTCCGTTACGGCACTGTATCGGTCTTTCGCTCCGGCTTGATGGATAAGCTGCAAATAGTCGATGAACACCACTTTTGCCTGCATCCTAATGGACTGTGTTCTAATCCATCCAACGCCCTTACCGGCAGCGGAGCGGACGTACAGCGGATATTTCTTGATGGCTGCCAGTCGGTCAAGCTCGTTAATGCTGACGGTCTTGTTTTTGACCGTGTGAAGCGGTACGCCCAGTTGGTTTGCGATAATGCGAGCGTAGATGGTATCAGGATCGGTCTCTAGGCTGAAATACGCAACCTTGCGTCCTTTTCTGGCTATTTCACAGGCAAGTTGCAGGGATAGCGCAGTTTTACCGGCAGACGGTCTTCCGCCGATCACAACGAAGTTGCCCGGCACAAGGTGCAAATTGTTGTCCAGCACTTTAAGCCCTGTGCTGATATACTCCGGTTTATCGTCTAGCTTGCGGATGTAATTGTCTATGCCGTCACATATCGGGATGAAATCGCTTCTCTCGTTGTGCAGGTTGATAGCTTCGCCTAGCTGTTCATAGATGCCTGTCAGGTCTGCGTATCTGGTCGAGCCATCAACGATTTTGAACGCAAGCCCTCTGGCTCTGGTCAATGCTGCCTGTTCCTTGACGATTCCAGCCCATCCAAGCATCATATCATGGGTGACGTTTCGGATGAACTCTGCGCCGAAGGCATCCAGACATTCACCCATTGCGTTCTTGCAGTTATCGTACCGCCCCATGACTTCTACCGGGTTCCATTTGTCGTTGTGTTCCCAATAACCACGAATGGCAGCGAATGTATCACGCAGTTCTGGGCAAAAATCGTCGATTTTAAGGTCTTGTAGCACATCGGCGTATTCCGAGAACGTGAGGACTGCCCCCAGCAGGATGTATTGGGTCTGATTTTCAATATTCACCGCAGAAAGTCTCCCTCGTCAGGCAATTCAGCCATTGTCTGCTGATAGCCGCCGTTCCAGTCCTTCACGTTACGCATCCAGTTCCGTGCAGCAGCTTTCCAGTCCTTCATAGGCGATTTGCTGACCTTCCAGCCATTTGCCGTGAAGTGGTCAACAAACCGCTCTGCTTCTGATTCCATGTAGCCCTTATCGGCAAAGTATGCTTTGGCCTGCTCGACAGTCGGTGCTTTGAAGCGTTTGACTTCGTTGGTATTTTTCTTTTCACATTTTTCTTTTTTATCAGATTCAGATACAGAATCAGATACAGATAAGCTACCATTCGTATCAGTTGGTATGTTTGGTATACCATTTATACCATTCGTATCCTGTGATACCATTGGTATGCTTTTGTATTTTTTATCGTTCCAACGCTTGTTTATATTTTTCTTGTTTGCTTCTCGTCTACGCTTATCACGTTCTTCCATCTTCTGCACGTTCATATCATCGAACGCTTTTACGACTTTCCAGAGCATCCGTATAGCACGGTCGTTGTCGTATGCTGGCTCAAGTCTGGTCTCGACGTATTGTGCATAGTTGCGGACGAACGTTCCAAATTCCTCGTCCGTCAATTCGTCCATCGCATGAACGTGTTCCAACAGGAGAATCATTGATGTTCTCGGCTTGTGTTCCTGCTCCATACTCAGTCCTCTTTGTAGCGTTTGTTCCATGCTTCGATAAGTTCTTTTTTAATCTTTTCTTTATCAGCTTCGGAACAATCAGAGTTGTATAGCTTGCTCTCCATGAATACCCGGCACTTGCATCCATTCTTGCCGTTTCCTCTTGTTATAGACATCCAGCTTATCAAATAGTCGCCTAATTCGGCAATGGCAACTTCTCCACCGCAGAACGGGCATCTTTTGAGTTCTGTCATTTTCTAAATCCCTCTCTCGTTCTCGTGATTCGCTTATGAGCCTTTACAAGCCTTTCGCCTTTGCCGTACGCTGGGCGGATATGTTTTGCCTTGATGTACCCGCAAGGCGGCTTCGGCCCAAAGTCGAAAAGGCTCAAGTCCATAATGATGATGCCAAACTTCTTGTTCGTCATATTCAAGCCTCCTTTGGCTCTTCTGGCGCATACGTCCAGTGCGTCACAACATACCAATCGTCGTGTTCTAGTGGGTCATTGAATTCATCTCGCCACGCCTTTTTACCGAATGCTGGCGCATAAAATCCAAGTCTCATGTATCGCTCATAGTCATTTTCGTTTTGGTAGATATGTTTTACCATCAGAATCAACATCGGAGCATCTGACGGCGGCAATTCATCTCGCACAGAATGCCATGCATACTTATCCATCTACATCACCTCATACCATCGGAAACGCCATCCAATGCGTCACCGTCACATCTTCCGGCAGTCTCTCGCCTATCTCATCCCAGAACTGACCGTCTGCGTAACAGCCAAGAAAGTACGCTGTCGGCGAGATTCCTTGCAACATTTTTCCATCTTTATTACACCACGTTGTCTTAGCCGCGAGCAACAAAGGTTGCGTTCGCTCTCGTGGCGGTTCGCTTGCCGGATGCCAAAGTGTGTTACTCATAACCTGTTCTCCATCAAAGAGCCACAGTTCGGGCAGTAGTTCCAACGTGTGTGATGATTTTTTGTGTGGCATCTGCTACACTCGAACCTTGTGAACGTATCGTCCTGTACAATCCATTCAGCGGTACGCTCTAGGCTGTCGGAGCATTTCCCACAACGTCAAAATGGCATTGCCAATACCGCAAGCACAGCATCTAACTCCATTGTAATTCTCGCAGCCATCGCAATATGCTTTCTGGATTCTTTCAATAAGTGCGTTTCGTTCAAGGTATTCTGGATAATTAGCCATTGTCTTTCGCCTCGATTGTTGGCGCAGTGTCGATGTAGTCAAGCACATCGTCTAGCGCGTAGCCCATGTAAGCGTACTCGACAGTAAACTCTTGCTCTAATTCCTGCATCCATTCTTCAATGCGCTTCCGTAGTGCATTGGCATCAATCGGTCTAGCTTCCATTGCTCTTTCTCCTTTCAATCTCATTGTAAACCGCCTTGTAGAACATATCCCACGTTTCATAGTCGCAAGAATCGCCAAAGTCGAACCCAGCCATCTTGCGTTCGGCAATGTCACGTTCAAAGCAATCAAGGGTCTTGTCGGTCAGCTCTGGCAGAAGCGGTGTGATGTATCCGCATACAAAGCTAGGCATATATGACCGTCTGCCCAAGCAATAGCGGACAGCTCAGTTGCAGACCGCTCCAAAGTCATCATTGGTTGGGTCTACCACGCCTTTTGGCACATCCGACTTCAAATCGTTCACGCTGCATTGAAGGGCTTCTGCGAATTTTGCCAGCTTCGATTCTTTTTTCACGCCACGCTTTTGCTTTTCAACGGCACTGACGTACGCACTGGTTGTTCCAATCATCCTTGCAACATCTTTCTGCGTGATGCCAAGTTCAAGCCTGCGCTTTCTGATTTTCTCCCCCGTTGTCATACTCTTCCAGTTCCTTTCTGATTTGCTGGCGTTCAATCTGCTTCAATCTTGCCTTTGCCAGTTTGCGGTTGTCAGCCTTACGAATAGCCCAGTTATTGCGGTGGTTTGCCCACGCTGCAAAATAATGGCTAAACTCGCTTTGGTCGTACCAGCCCTTGCCAATAAGCCCTTTATAGGTCTGCTGACGTTTCATCTTTCTTCTCCCATTCTTTGCAACCACGTTCATCCCACACAAAGTCTGCAACGTGTTCTGACTGGTCGTTCACGCACACGCCTTCCGGCTCTGCGTACCATTTGCAAGAGCCACAGGACGGCTCGGATTTGTTCTTGCAGGATTCTGCTGTGCATCGGATAGCCTTGCCAGCGGAGAACTGCTTGATGCCCATGCAAGAGCAATGTTCGGTGGTGCAGTAGAAGTTCATTCCTCTATCTCCTTCCATCCGATAAACTCGCATAAACCAACAGTGTTATTGTCGCAACGATGAATGAGGACTTTATCGCTTATTTTGAATTTGGCGATAAACCCAATTTTGCTTTCTTCCATTTCGTTTTCAAACATCCAATCAACAATGTCTTTGTCGATTCTGACATCGCCTTCGTCCGTCATAGTCGCAAAGCACTGTTTGCATCTGTAAAGAGCACACTTTTTCATTATATCTGCCCTCTATTTCTCCTTCTGTTGGCATTGAACCGCCCGATCACTCGCTTATACTCCTCATAGCACTCTGGGCACAGGTCGTCTGTGTCCCTGCGCCACGCCCAGTCTTTGAAGTATTCGTCAGGGTTCATCATTCTACCGCCCTGTACAACTCCGCAGCGGTCGCATACTCGCTTGTGGTAGATTCCTCTGTCAGTCCGCATTAGTCGTCCTCCCCAACGTCCTTAAACCGGATTTCTTTGTCGGTTTTCCAGTCTTTGATTTTGCACGGAATGTCTGTGCCGGGCACGGTCTTTTTCAGACCATCCATCTGCCAGATGTTCCATGAGATGATATCTGCGATGCAGTCAAGAAACATAGGCATACAGCCGATTTCAAGACGTTTTGCATCAAACCGATACCTAAAATTTTCAACCAGCGTCAGGAACAGATTGCACCGTGCCAGCAAGAGATTGTCTCCCTGCCACTCATAGCCGTATGTCGATGCGTAGGCATTGATTGCCCAGCACATCCACATATCGTAGTCATGGAACTGCTCTGCCAGAACATTTAGCTTCCTATCCAGCAGACCGATTCTGTCTGGCACAGCAATTATCTGCCCTGTGGTGGTGTCGTATCTGCTTGTCAGGAACGGTGCTTCTCCGCAGGTGACTTCAAGGCAGGTCTTGTTTATGTATTCCTTCCAATCCTCGCCCTTCAGGTCGTTTTCTGCAACGTCTGCCATCTTCTTGCAGACCCATGTCGGCGTAAACACCTCTGCTTTCTTGCTGGTGCGCTTCTTTTGGTCTGCATGCCGTTTCTGCACACGAGGAACAAGTTGAGCCTTGTCCAATTGCTCCATCGTGATTTCATCCGCAAAGCCAACGCCGAGTTCAGGCGGTGGGTCTGTCGCCCAGATGATGTTCTTTCCTGTCGTGTGGTCTTGCAAGAGGACAGGCAGGAACGTGCGTAAGCAGGGGTCGGAGAAGTCAATCAACGGGGTCAGGGGTGTATCCATTGTGGTTGTTTCATTCTTTGATTTCTTTCCCATTCCATTTCTCTCCAAAAGACGTTTATGCGCTTTTTCTGTTCGATTTGTGATAGCCTAAAGCCCTCTGACTGCCTACATTTTGTGATGCCAACAATGCGGCTTGCATAGTGCTTCGGACAGCAACGCTTGCCGGGAATTGGCGGTTCATCGCAATAGGCGCAAGTTCCAGATGTCCTTCTGTATTCCTTGCTGTTTCTCGCTCTCTTTTGAGCATCCTTTGTTCGGCATTCGATGCAAGAGCGATAGCCTTTTGACATCGGACGTTTCAGGCAAATGGTGCAAATTCCTTTCGCAGCCAGCCTTTTGCGCTTTTCACGTTGACGCTTATTGCGTTTTTGCAGATACGCAGCTTTTGTTTCGCCTGAAAGGTTTTCGTATGCTTGCGTGTGCCTTTCGAGGTCTTTTGCCAAACACTCCGCACACGATACTCTGCCCGGCATTGCATCGTTCTGACCGCAATGGATGCAGATGTGATGTTCTTTATACATCTGCCGTAACGCTTTGCTGCTCATTTCACTATTACATGCTCCGTCGCGTAATCGCCATAACAGTTGCACTTAAGCCATTTGTATTTTGACGAACCTTCCGCAAAATCGAACTTCCATTTTTGGATTCTTTTGATACGTCCACAAACCGTACATCGGACTTTGATTATTCGTTTGTCTTTGTAGGGCTCAAATGATATTTCGGTGAGTTTGCATATAAGTTTTCCGTCTTTCGTAAAAAGAAATCCGTTCATTCCTCTTTCACCTCTCTGTACTCCACGTCAATCTCCTTCGGCAAAGCCGTCTGGTACTTCTGGGCGAGCTGTTCTGCGCTCTGGGCATCGCCCAACGGCTGTTCAGGCGGTGCAACGGTGACTTCCACGTTGTCACGCATACCGAAGTAGTTCTTGGCTCGGAAAATCCACTCTGCCGGGTTCTCCTGACCGTACATACCGTTGTATGCCCACATGGACTGCATTTGCAGAATCAGCTTCAGGATATACTTCTGCTGCAAGCTGTCGTCACGGCGCTTGCCTGTCATAATCTGTCTCAGGCTAGGCCATTCGATGCCCAGCACCAGCGCAATCCATTCCACCACAGGGGAGATTCTGGCTTCGATGCAAGCATCAAAGAAGAAATCAAGGCGTTGCTGCACTTCAATGGGGTTGTTCATGTCCACGCTCGGAAGGTCGCCAAAATACTTTGCAGCAATCATGCCTACAACTTTCTTGTCCTCTTCATCGCCGATTCTCGACTGCAAATCCCCTGTGTTCATCATTTTCAGCTTTTCGATAGCCAACGCTTGTTGCTCCTTTACCTTCTTACTGACCTGCGATCGGATGCTCTTGTTCTTGTTGAGGTTCTGTATCCGCTTCTTCTCTCGCTCTTTTTCACGCTTTGCAGCGGCTTGCTCTTTTGCCTTTTGCGCTCGCTTCTCACGCTTTTTCTTTTCAGCTTCGGTCAGCGGCGGTCTGCCACGACCACGCTTCGGGGGTGTTGCCATGTGTCAGACCTCCTTGATGAGCTTCCAAACAGGGAATGCGTATGGATGCTTTGCAACGACATTCCACAACCACTTATATGGATAACCCACGCAATCGGACTTTGTGATCGCCCCAGCAATCGCCATCACATAGCCGTTTTCATCTGCATCTTCTTTCTTAGGCGGCTGCTCAAATGTGCTTCTCCACAAGCCATCAAACCCGATTTCGCTATAAGAGCAGGTTTTGAAATAATGCGTAGCCATTCCAAGTTCTTGCTCAATATCGCTAAGAATGCTGTTGTCATCCTCGTCCGTTTCGGTTTCAAGAACAAGGTAAATCCGCTTTTTCACGCTCTCACCTCTTCATCTTCGTTTCGATGCTGTCCAGCTTCCGTGCAATCCACCAGACGGAACAGCAGTTGTCCAACTGCTGCCACCAAGCGCACTTCTCTTTCTCGCAGATGCACCGACCAAGCGGATTGCTGGTTAGCTTCATCGGGCAGTAAAGTTCGTTGTCCATTAGTACTCCTTTTCGATATGAACCCTTGCAATGCCGACCATTGTATCATCATGGCATTCCATAATCCTACCGTGACGGAGCGACACACAGTTATATGTAGTGCCACCGTAAAAGCCGGAATTGTCAGTAACCTCGCTTGTCTTCATAAGAAGTTCGTCGTTGTAGTAAAACGGCTCTCCTTCTTTTAGCGAATCAAAACGAACTCTCTTCTTGCTATGCTCTCCACGAATTTCCATACTTACCTCCACCCCATCGCAACTGCCGTGCAAACGACCAGACACACGTTGATAAACAGCCAGACAAGCACTGCCTGCCGTTCCTCAAACAGGCTGTTCGCCATGTTCATGATTGCCCGTTCGGACTGAACTACTGCTGCCAGCAGGACTAAGCAGACCAGCCAGCGAGTTGCAAATTCAAACATTGTTAGCTCCACCTTTCTCTCAACTCTTTTTCGACCTGTTCTGACTTTGCGGTGATGTAATCCGCAAACTCGTCAGGTGTCATGTCCTCGTTTTTGAACTGCCCTACCATCTCCCAGTATCTGTCACCAATGCGGATGATTTTCTGTACCTGTTCATCTGTCAGGTCTGCATCGCACCGAAGGTTCTGAATCAGTGCGCCCCATGTGGTTGCAATGCCGTCCAGAGCCATGCGAAAGCCGTACAACTGGTTTTTCCGTGCGATTTTGCGGAGGTTGGTTGGCTTGACCTGTTTGCCGCACAGAGGGCAGTTCCCGAATTTATTCATCTGACTACTCCTTGTTTGGGGACAAGCTCAAACGTGACTTTTAGCGTTCTATTGCCACGAACTCCCCATGCTTTTTGAATTTTGTTCTTATCGTCACGATCCATTTCTATAATGAAATGGTTCACGACCGCTTCGATTGCTCCGTCAGTCACATCCGATTTGTTTTTCCACATCTGCGAACCATCTTTTCCAGGTGGTGTTATTTTTCCGGCATAGATTTCCCCAAATATCCCACATCCAACATAATATTCAGCCATTTTTATTCTCCTTTCAGCCAGTCGTTCAGCTTTGCCATGCAAGAGGGGCAAAGGACAACGGTTTCATCTCTTATCGAGTAAATCCCTTTATCATCGCCAGAAAGGCACTTTACAATAGAATTGCTTTCAAATTGGTCAAGTTCGTCATCAAACGGTGTCATGTATTTCACATCGTTTGAAAGCGGAAACACTTCACCGCACCTATCGCATACCATTGTCATTTTTATTCTCCAATCTCTTTAGCAGCGCATCCACGTCATACCGCCAATGGACACGCAGCCTTTTTGCTTTTACCTCTATCCCCTCTTGTTCTGCCCACTGCCAAGGGATGCTCTTGCGGCTCTCGTTGTAACGAAACGCCAGAACCTTTCTGGCAGGGATTGCAAAGGTGCGGCTGACCGCCCGGTAATTGACTATCACATGGGCTGTCTGACCGCTGTACCCCATCGCATCCACCATGTCAGTGATGTGCTTTTCCTTGCGGTATTTGCACTTTGCCTTGTCGTACTTGCCGAACACCTTTTCCAAAGGGATAGAGGGCGTTTCGATGGTTTTCAGTTCAAACAGGTGGTTCATTGGGTAACGGTACACAAGGAAGTCGCAGATGTTGTCGATGGAAAAAGACAGGTTCTCGTTGCCACCGTAGTAGGTGGCAGCACTGTCCTTCAGGCGGTAGCACCACGCATCGGATGGAACGGATGCTTTGAAGTCTGCTTCAAACTGTTTCCCGGTGTTCATTCGTTGTCTCCCGGAATTTTAGGAATTAGCATCCAGAACTTGACTGGGTTTTTATTGTCAATCCACTTTCCGTTTACAAACTTCCTTTTCCCAATCAGATTTTCCCAGATCAAAGAATCGTAAACAGCAAGATAAATTCCATCTTCTTTCGGTTGTTTGTCTTTTACATTTGTCCACGCAATTGATGGAGCGTTTTCAAGCTGTTCGGCAAGTGCCAAAACAAGGTCAGAAGCGGCGTCAAGGGCAACACCTTTATTGTATTCAGAGTAAATTCCGCTGTTCATAAGCGCTTTAGCTTTGGCTTTTTTACTGTTCCCGGTTTCTTTCCACCCTTCAATAATCGGCTCTACGTCAACAAGTCTCATCCTCGTTCACCTCTAAATTCACTTCCGAGATACCGCTTCTTACCACGCTCCCGGTGCTTATCCTCGTAGTCGCGGTGGTATACGCTCTGGCTGTGGTTCAGCTCATACACGAATGCCTTGCGCTCCTCGAAGTCTTTCTTCTCTGCCTTATACTTCTCGCAAGTGTCGTGGCAAGCTGTGTGGCGTGATTTGCAGTTGAGACAACAGGTAATCATTCTATTAACCCCACTGTTCTGCCATTGCTTTTGCAATTCCGGGAAAGGTCTTGCTTCGCTCTTTTTGCGATCTGTGGCCTCCCGGGTGGCCTTTCCCTCGCGGACCTTGCCCTTGCACCCAATACATTGTTGGCATGACAATTTCTGTAGGCTCTAGTGGAGGGAGACCTTTTAACCATAAGCAAGTCTTTTTGTGGAAGGGATGCCCGAACTGCCACGGCTGGATGATTTGTGTGTACCTCGGAAGGCGGTAAACGCCAGATGGCACGGGGTTTTCAACAGCAATCTTCGAAATTCCGCTTTGCAAGAATCGGAGGAAAAAGTCTTTTGCTTCCATGCCTTTGCTCAGACGTTCAAGAGCGACGTAACTTTTTCCATCAATGATCTTGTAAAGCCTAGAAGCGCCGGCGTTGCTCAGGTATGTGCAGGGAGGGTGTGCAATGAGCAAGTCCCACTTGCCAACGTCATGCGTTACGCCGTCCATTGTCACGACTTGCCCCCCCTCCAGAGCCTTGAGCGCATCTCCAAGAATATGCCACTTAGGATGCCCACCGGACGGTTCCTGGATGTCGCATGAGTAAGCTTCGTGACCTTTTGCCCGGAACGCCTTACAGACTTCCTGTGATTCCTCACAGGCGACTAAAACTTTCATTTTTCCAAACGCCCGTCCAGCCAGATAGCGCAGCTCTTATATAAGGTAGGCGGTTCGCCTTTTGTCCAGGTAGCGTAACCGTTAATCAAAAGGGAACGAACCGTCGTCCTCAATCGTGGAGAAGTCATCGTTCCCGCCCTGCGAGTAGCCAGAACCAGATGCACCAGCCAGTGTTTTCTTCGGCCTGACCTCATAGTCGCCGGAACGAATCTTGTCCACGCTGGTAAAGCGGTCAACAACAAGTTTCGTCTTGATGTTGCCATCGTTGCCCATGTACTCTTCCTCACGGAGAACTACGCCGACCAGCTTGCCACGCAGGGTCTTTTCATCGTTGTTGAACTTGTAACCGGGATTGGACTGCTCCACAGCGGTGATAAAGCCTTTGAAGAACGGCAGCGCCTTTTCCTTGTAGCTCTTGATGGTCTTGCCGCCCCATGCCCACTCGCCCGTATTCAGCTTACCACGCTCGATAAGGGAAGCGGTCTGCTCGCGCCAGTAGCCCTTGAACTCGCCCTCTGCGACTTCCCACTCGATGTTCAGGCGCTCCTTTGTAGGCTCGTCCGTTGCTTTGCAGATACCGGCAACATAGCCGCCAACAGGCAAGTCACGGCGCTCGGTGGCTTCCTGTACGTCATTCCAGTTGATGTTCTTCATCTGTTACTCTCCTTTGTTATCCGGCTGAACCTGGATGTTGTAATACTCACGGATGGTCTTGTCTACGGCGGCGAGGTCGTTCTCGATCAGCGCATCGTTGAACATCCCCAGAGGGGTTTTCACGGTGTCCATCCCATCGTTGCGAGTGCTGAACAGGTATCGCCCATCCTGTACGACCGTTTTGAGGACGATGGTGAAGTACCCCTCCACACAGACCTTTTCGTCCAACATTTTTCCAATGGTTTTGAATTTTTCCTTGTCGTCTTCTCCTTTATCGCTGTGTCCGAAGAAGTAGACCACAACATCGTCCGGCAGTTCCTTCGCCCGCATCAGCAAGGCATTGAAGTTGGCTGCCATGTCGGTGAACTTCTGGTATCCGGCGACCTTTGCGTTCCGCATGAACTCGCCGGTCATAAGGTAGGTGGCATCGTCAATGACGATTGACTTACGCTTAGTGCTGTGGATTGCGGCATCAATCTTGCCATAATCATTGGTAATGTACGTTTTCATGTTGCTGCGGAACGGAAGCGGCTTGCCAAGCACGTTGATAACCGCAACTTGTTCCGGGTTAAAGTTCCGAAGCGAAGCGGACTTTCCGCTGCCGGAATGACCATAGACCATTACTAATACTGCCATTTTTCTTTCCTTTCTTCGGCATCATTAGGCTTCATTGTTCTTACTTCGGCTTAACTTGGCTATATAAAATCAACCAGCCATCAGTTCTGCCAACTGTGCACGGAGGTCTTTCAACTCCGCTTCCCTGTCCTCGATTTCAGACCGCAAGTCTTCAATCTCAGCCAGCCGGTCAGCTTCTTTGGCCTTCGCCACCTGCTCGTTGGTCATAAAGTACACGCCGTCCTCCGGCTCTGTCACGCCACCAAATCTGTCAAGGTTAATCATCTTTTGGCCGTCCTCTCTTTCGCTGCTCTTTGATTTGCAATGCACTGTGCCACTGGTCTTTGTCAATTTCGATGGTAGACCACCGATAGTTGCAAGCAAGGCACTTTTTTCTGCGAACGATGCTATCGTTGTCAGACCGGCTGTCAACCGTTGTAATGTTGTCGCTACCGCACATCGGGCATTTCATCGTACATCCCTCCACTCGCTGGTGTGGTGAGGAATGCGTTTTACTTTGCGATTTTCCTGTTCAATGCGTTCATTTTCGGAGCTGACCCCAATGGCACACAAGACGAGTGCTGCGGCGAGGAAGCCACACGAAAGGAAAACGTATCCAAACATTTCTACTGTGCTCTGACTTTTCTGAATTGCATCGCCACATCCTACCGAAAAGATTGCTAACGCGATTCCAAGCGTACAAAGGACATTAGCTTTCAGGCTTTTCACTCTTATTACCTCCAAAACTCAGTATCCATGCCGTAGCCATTGCCACAGATACCGCGATGATTCCACGGGCAGCTGATGCACCTACCAGAATAGCGATGTGATGCACCATCCAGAAGTTCAGCAGGAATACCGCAAAAACCACCGCCAGCGCTATGCCCCACATCAGGGCAACTTCAATAAATGCTTTCATTTTGTCTCCTTTCGTTTTTGCCTTTGCTGTTCTGCTCCTAGCTACTCAATGCCTTAGCCTATTGTTTCTATTCTTTGCCGTTGCTCTGCGTTTCCATGCTACGCTTCGCCTTTGCTTATCAAAGCTACGCCTTGCATCCATAGCCTTTGCTGTGCCGCTCATGTCTGTTCCATGCAATTCCATTGCTCGTCTGAGCCTTGCTTCGCCATGCCTTTGCAGATCTAGTCAAATCAGCGCATCGCCGTTGCCGCTCAAGTCGCTTCGTCTCCAAGCATTGCCTTAGCATTTCTGAGCCAATCGTCACTATGCCGTTGCCGTTCCACGCCGAGTGCAGCACAGCCCCACCCTGCCATAGCGGTTAATTGAGGATTTCGTAGGTATAGCGGCCTTTGCCAGATTTCAAGCTTTTTCGGATTAAATGAATTGAAATTCCAGTTTTTCGCACCGCTTCGTTTATGGATTTATAAATGCATCCGTTTTCTGCGTCTTTTACTGCGGTTCCGTGCGAATATGAATAGTCTTTTGGCGTATATCCGTTCCTTATCGCTTCTTTTATCCTTTTTTGCACATATTGGTCGCCTTTTGTTTCATACCAAGTTTTTATTGAACCTCTTGGGATTCCAGACTCTTTTGCCCAATCGCTACAAGATTTTGTTACGCCATCAACTGTAATTAAAATTGTCACGCGTCTATTGTTTACATTGTCTTGCCGTGTAGCCCATCTACAATTTTCAGGACAGTAGTTTCCATCATTGTTAATTCGGTCTAAATCAAGTCCTTTGTTCCAGCCAGCAGATAAAGCCCATTTACAAAACGGCTCAAATATTTGCCATTCTTTACACACTCGGATGCCTCTTGCTCCGTAGTTTTTGTAGGCAGAACATTTAGGGTTTTGCGTTCGCTGCTTCATGGATTTCCAAGCCCAATAGATTTCTATGTTCTTTTGCCGAAGCGTCATTTAGCCTCCAAAACCTCATACTCAAACCGCCCCTTCGAGCTGTTTCTCCACTGACCAATGCCACGCAGAGCGCCGTAATCCAGCCACTCGAGCACGACCTTTTCGTGAGAATCATCCAACAGCATGACCTCGAACTCGCAGGTCGAACCAGCGGGAATCTGCTCGCTGTTAGCAAGGCTCACGCGCTCGCCCTGCGCCGTCTGTGCGCGGAGAGGGCGCTGACACTCGGTAATCTCACCGTTCACATGAATGGGAATCATACGGGGCTGAACGAAAATCAGGCCGTCAATGACCTTCTTGTAGGCCGTCAGCTTGCCGGATTCATTGACAGCTTTCTTTTTGCCAGTTTCGGTCTTGCCGCCGATGCGGGAAAGCATACCGCAAGAATCCTTGAAGAAGCCTTTAATCTGGTAGTCATACAGGATAGGCTCACCGCTCTCGTTGCGAGGAAACACGGTCATGCCCTTATCTGCCACAGCGTCAGCGCCCAGAGCGGCCACTTCGTCCTCAATAGTGTTTGCGTCCGGAGACTTGCTGGCGATGAACTCTCGCGCAATGTTCTGGTTGCTAGGCCATGTGCCGAGAACCGCTTCGGTGAATGTGATTCTGACTTTGATTTTTTTCATTTTTGCTCACTCTTTCTTTCTCGATATGCTCCAGCCGCTCTTTCTCCCGGCTGCGCCAGCGGACTTCACGCCGGCCGTAGTATTTACCGTTCATCAGGCGCTTTCACCTTTCCCTGTGCAAGTAAAGTACTGTAATGGCCGTAGCTCATGCCGTATCGCTTTGCGGCATCGTTCATCTGGCGCACGGTGTATTTTGGAGGTTCGTGCTTTTGAGGTCTCGCACGTTCTGGTTCCTGCACATCCCAAGTAATTTTGAACTCGCCAGATGCTTTTATCTCATCCAGTTCTTTTTGCCTTTTGACTTTGCATTTTTTGGTCAAAGTCTTGTTTGCATCTGCTGCGCATTCAGGGTGATATTTTTGAGACCAGACCTTCCGAACCATTGGTTTTTTGCACCAAGCACATAAAGTCGGTTCCGGTTCAGTCTTGATTCCTTTCTTTATAAGGGCCTGCCGCTCTCTGCGAACAATGATTTTACATTCTTCGCAGTATTTCTTGCACGGATTTACAAGGCCAAGAAAGACACCGCAGCGCTCACAGTATTTAATTTCCATCCACTTCACTTGCCTTTCTTAAGGCTCTTTCATTGTGTTCAGAAAAACACTGGTCAAGAAACTGGATAAACTTTGCGATTTTCTTTGCATCTTCCGGCGTACAACCATTTTCTACAAAACGTCTTGTCGCCTGTTCACGCTTGAAATCCGAGTAGGTCTTGGCCGCAGCGTCAATGGCAAACTTGGCTTCTTCTGGGTATTCAAGGTCTACCTTCAAGGTGATAATCTTCTCCATGTTCAGTCCTCCCATCCTCCGAAATCTTGCTGTTCTGCAACAGCCCTGATCTCGATTCTCGGCGTGATGCCAAGCTTCTTGAGTTGCTCATGGATGAGCTTTTCACCCTCGACCGTCCAGACCGTTGTATTTGGAATGTAAGTCTTGCCGTTAGAGCGCTGAATGGCCTTGCCCTTGCGGTTCTTGGTGTCGCCCTTACCCTGATAGGGTTTGTACAGCACCCACTGACCATCGCTGTCTTTGTACTGGACTCGCTGGCTGTAAAGCAGCTTGTTCAGCTTTTCAGCAGTCAAACCGTAGTCCTTTGCGATGCTGGTGGCTGTCCGGCAGTTGTCTGCAATACACACGGCCCTGGCAAACTCTGCATCCGGTGTCAGCTCTGCAATCCGTTTGTCCTTCTCTTCCAGCTCTTCGTGCGCTGCGATCAGCGCAGTTGCAAGGAGCTGTGAGCGGGTAAGCTGCGGTGCGTTGTAGCTTCCGGTCTTACGGATTTCAGGAAGCACATCGTTTGTGACCCATCTGCGGAACGGTGCCGCTTCTGGCTTGTCGCTGCGTAGGATGACGTGATACAAACCGCTTTCGTTGACAATCCATGTTTCCTGCATTCCACCGGGGGTCGTAATCAGGGTACGACCCTTTTCATCTTCATCCAGTCGGTCGGCGACCTTTTTAAGCTGGGTAGTATCCATGCGCAGAATTTCGCACACGTCTTTCAGAACAAACCATGCTTCGCCTTCCACATCAACTGTGCGAACCTTGTTGTTCTGATATTCAAAAACTTGAATGTTTGCCATTTTCACTTTCCTTTCTCTGCTCAATCAATTTGTTTACCGCATCTTCAACCTTTTCTTTGATACCAGTAGGTTCTCGTTTGCCGTTGAGGATGACGCTTAGGTATTCATGCGAGTACCCCATGCTCTCAGCAAGTTCTTTAATAGACAGCCCATGAACATGAAGTTTTCCAATAACATCCCCCGTCCACTCTGGACGCAAATTTTCTCTCCCCTTTCTTTGTACAAATACTTGAACAAAGACTAAAAGTGTGATAATATAATGTTGTCAACAAAGTTCAAACATTTAATCATTGCTCTTGTATTCGATTGGAATTGTGCTCAATTTCTTGAACCTGATAGCACTATTAAAGCACAATTCTTTGAACATTACAAGGGCTTATGCTCAATTTGTTGAACTTCGGCAATTTGCACAAGAACAGAAGGTTGAGTATATGTTTTTTGACAACTTCCTCGCATTATGCGATTCAAAGAATGTTGCACCGACAAAAGCCGTTATTGATGCTGGACTGCCGAAATCGTCTTGGTCTTACTGGAAAAAGAAGTATGAACAAGGCGAAGACCCAAAGCCGTCTTCCGATAACGCTTCAAGGTTAGCACAATACTTTGCTGTTACTGTGGACTACCTGCTCACTGGCGAACAAAAAGAAAATCCGTCCAAGCAGCCGCAAAGCGAAGTTGATGCAGCAGTGGAGCGGATTAGAAAAAAGCTTGAATCTATGCCGACAGCGCAACGCGAAGCGCTGATGAACCTGATCGAGAAGATGTGAGGCAAGCCCGTGTATTACTTGTTGTGCGGCTGTGCCTTTTGCTTTTGGTTTATGCAGGCATTGTTAAAAGGCAATGACCGTGTGCTATATGGCAATAGCAGAAAATATCGTTACCGTAGAAACCGAAAAAAGAAGTGGTTCTGACCCGGTAAAATAAAAAGAATCCCTTGTGCCGGGCTGGTATAGCTCTGCGCAAGGGATTCTCTGTTACTCTAGGTCTAGTGCTTGTTCCGCTGCTGGAATCTTTTCAGGATGTTCCCGCAGCCATGCAATAAATCGGTCAATTTTCGCTCTTTCTTGTTCGCTCATTGCAGCATATCCTCCCGACCAGTAAATACGAATGTTCATTTGATATGATTATACATCTTTTGGTTGTGTAGTCAATACAATTTGAACAACTTCGCAAAAATCAAACGTTTTCTGCGCATTCATTACTTTGTATCAGGGAAGCCAAAAATTGCAATGACAATGATTAAGAGCCACATTAAGTTTAAGTTACCCTTTGCTTTGTAACATTCCGTTGAGCATGGAACGAAAGGGGTTATTCGGTAAATCGTCCAGCACATCTGCTTTGACGAGAGCGTTTGTGCTGATGCTGTGCGAAACATTGTTTAGCTGCACAATGGCATCGTCCAAGTCTTTTACGGTTGCTCCACGCCGTTCCATTGACTGAAGGAAGGTTTTCACTTCTTCAAGAACAACAGGGTTTTCGGTTTTATAGAATCCGTTCGTAAAGTCCATCTTCTTCTCCTTTCACAGTTCCACAAGCTGTCCGTCAATGCGTTCGATGTTATCTGCCGGGTCGCGTCCATCGTCTAAGGCGGCTACGGCACGTTCCAGGATGCCTTTCGCTTCGAGGTAAGCATCTTTATCAGCTTCGTACCCAGAAAGGCTCAGGACAAGCTCCAGCGTCCGTCTGCGGGCGTATGGGACAATCAGAGCATCTACAGTTCGGTTCATTAGCTTTCCTCCCATGGTTCAGGTGTGTGTGGCTGCCCATCGGTAACGCTGGCGGGCATTCCGTCAATGATTGGCATACGTTCATGGTTCCAGATTACAGCTTCTTTCATTTTGTATTTCCTTTCTATTTGGAATTTTTTGACAATACAGTTATACCACATCTCGCTGTTTCAATGGAACAGCGACTTTTTTCAATTATTGTTTCACATTTTGAACAATATATCAGTTTAATTTCTTTGCTTTTGTGTCATTTTGTCGAAAGAGGGGTATTTATGGATGATTATAGGATACGAGTGGCAAAAGTGTTAGAGATGGCAAGAGCGGAATCTGGGCTTAGCCAACAGAAGCTTGCGGACAAAATGGGTATAGGCCGAACATCCATCTTTCGTTATGAGCAAGGGACAATGACCCCAGATGCTTCTACTATCATAAAATGGTTTGTGTGCTGCGGTGTTGCGGCCAAGCCGTACATAGACACCTGTTTGCATCCCGGATTATTGGAAAGCCTGGCTGGCGATGCCAGCACCAAGAGAAAGAGAGATGCGCTGATAGAGCATATCAAAGAAGCCCATCCGCAAGAAATTGACTTGCTGTGCTATCTGATCTATGGCAATCACGGCTCAGATTACCTTGCCGTTCTGTGCGAAATGGTAGCCAACCTTCATACGACTTTGCGTGATCGTGTGTCTGTCTGCCGCACTGTCACAGGTCATTATGAAATGGCACAGGCCACCAAAACCGACCCAGACCCAGACGGAACACAACCCAATATGCAGATTTTGTATCAGGCACAGGACTGTGGGGAAGCTGCGGCGATGAAGCGAAACGATTCTTATACCATCAACGAAGAAAACATTTTGCGCTGATTGTCGAATTATCGCAGTTTTTGAAGAACATTTTGTCCACGTTCATCCACTTTTTGTGCACCTATCGGGCAAATTTGCCTTGTCATTCCGTCCCCCATAGTCTGTAAATCGACAGCATTTTCGCGGAATAAATAACGAGTTGTCGTTAATTTATTGTCTGTGATTGGTCGGCTTGTCAATCTGTCCCCCATAACACCGGCTTAAAAGTTTTTCATCCACTTTTTGTACACGTTAGATAAGACTAATCATTACCGGGAATACTTTATTCAGCAAATGAAAGGTTGAGTTATCCACAAGCTGGAATAGAAAAACAAAGAAATTGTTGAAAATTATCGTCATCTCTTATTTAACGATGATATTTAACCTCTTGTTTATTTCTTGTTTAATATATAATAGGTAGATGGGGGACGAAATGACAAAGCATGGGGGACATTTTGACAAGTCATGGGGGACGTTTTGACGACCCTGTGGGGGACAAAAAGACAAGCCATGGGGGACAAAATGTATTGACTTGTCCCCCTGCCTGTGATATACTGCTTTTAGGCTAGAAAAGGAGGCGAACAGATGCCTAAAATATCCGACAACAACCTTGTTGAAAAAAGCAAATCCCTTGTGTGGGCAAAGTTTAGGGACTACACGGCAGGCGAGCTTCGGTTGCTAGAGGTTTACTTGTCAAGAATAAATCCGAGAGACCCAAACAGCAGCCGTGTGGAGTTCACTTTGGCAGAGTACAGAGACCTGCTGGGGTTAAAAAGCCTTGATGCACGAAGGATTGAGCCGCAGATCAAGCACTTTTTGGGCAACACTGTGTCGATTCCCATTGACAAAGAAAAGGGAACATTTGAGAGCTTTGTCCTTTTCACAAGGGCAAAACTGGACTATGTGCCGGAAACAAGGTCTTATGTTGTGGCAATCACTTGCAACCCTGACCTTCGCCCTATTTTCTTTGACATTGCTGAAAGCGGCTATGTTCGGTATCGGCTGCGTTACACGTCAAGAATGAAGTCTCAGTACAGCATTCTGCTTTATTCGATTCTTCGTGACTGGATGAACATGGACAGTAAGCCGCATGAAATCAGTCTGAAAAAACTGAGAGAACAGCTCGGTGCGATGGAAGCAAGCTACGATGTTTACAAGAATCTCCGCAAACGAGTGCTTGACGTTGCAGTAGATGAAATCAATGCTGTGTCTGACATCGTGTTGACCTATGAACCAGTTCTTGTGGCGCGAAAGGCTGTGGCAGTTAAGTTCAAGCCCAAAATTAAAGCGTCTGAGACGCTGATTGAAGCTCAGGCAAGCGAAGTATCGGCCGAACCTCAAAAAGCCGCCAGAAAGCCCCGCAGAAGCGGATACGAGGGCTTTGACTGGTCTGTGTGTGACGAACTAGAAAAGCAGGACTGCATTGACGTGGCGAAGGTAGTTGAGAAGTGGATGAAGAAAGAGCATCCTGAAATCAAGCTACCAAGACGCAGAGAAGCGGTTTACGACACGGTGAAGGCGGCTTATAAGGACATTTTGTCTTTGGACAGGTCTCCGTTTCCCGACAGACCTGTTGGCTATCTGATTAGAAGCGTGGACAAAGCGGGTATCGTAGACAAGTATATGCCAGCGTTCTATTCCATTGAAGCGTTACAAGAGCAGTAAGACGTAGCGCGTTGAGCAGATGATGCAGAAAGGAGAAGGTATGAGACTGATTGATGCAGACAAGCTAAGAGATTATCTGCAAAACCATTACAACGAAGTGGAAGCGCTTCATCGTCCGAATGACAGCGAGTATCTTTGTGGAATTGGGACTTGTCTTGATTCTATTGATGCAGATAGCTTTGATGTTCCTGACACATATCCAGCGTGGATAAGTGTGAAAGACGAGCTTCCAGCTATTGGCGAGCCTGTTCTTGTTTTTGACGATGCGTCAGATATGATGTTTGGATTCATGTCATCCGATGGGTATTGGTTGGAAACGGGGAGCGAACTTCCTTGCAACGTAACACATTGGATGCCTTTACCAGAACCACCGAAAGAATAAAGAAAGAGTGATAAAATGGCAAAAATCATAGCTGTCGCCAACCAGAAGGGCGGCACAGGAAAGACCACCACAAGCACCTGTCTGGCTGGTGCGTTGCAGTTGCTTGGCAAGAAGGTGTTACTGGTGGACTGCGATGCCCAGTGCAACGCAACGGACACTTACGGCGCACAGACAGAAGATGTGTGTACCTTGTTCGATGTAATGACCCGGCAAGGTACGGTAAAAGAAGGAATCCAGCACTGTGAAGCTGGCGATATTCTGCCGTCTGATAGCGCATTGAAGGACATTGACGAGCAGCTTGTCCGGGACATGGGTAAGAACTTCCGGTTGCGTGAAGCGCTGGATTCCGTGTCTGAACAGTACGATTACATTGTTTTGGACACTCCCCCGCAGCTCGGTCTTGCACTTGTAAACGCTCTGATCGCCGCCAACAGCATCATCGTGCCCATCACAGCAGACCGCTATGCGCTTGCCGGACTAAGCCAGCTTTCGCAGACCATTGGTGACGTTCGCAGATACTTCAACCCGACTTTGAAGATTGAAGGTCTGCTTCTGAACCAGTACAAGAGCCGTGAGAACCTGTCCAAAGAGGTCGTAGAGCAGCTCCCTGTGATTGCACAAAGCATGGGAACAAAGCTGCTTGACGTGAAGATTAGACCGTCTATGGGCGTTCGTAAGGCGCAGGCAGAGCGGCACAGCCTGTTTAGCGGTGACACGGCAAAGAGTACCAGCGCAGAGGATTTCAAAGAGCTGGCAAAGAAGATTGTAGAGGGGAAAGAAAAATGAGCGATTTGTACCCACATCTTTTGAATGCAACTTGTTCTGATGACACGGAGCAAGTCTACATTATCAATTTTGGTTTTTCATTTAATGACCTTTCCGATAAAGAGAAAGAAATGGCGTTTCATTCTCAGTGGTATCTAGCTGAAAAATATTGGAAAAAGTGGCAGAAAGAACTTGCAAATAATCAATGGGCGAAATCAGAAGATGAAATGCCAGATGAACTAAACCCATACGTTATCGGGTTTAGCAAAGACGAATACGATGTAGAAATTGTAGGCTATGAAGAAGATTTTAAGGAATGGCGGGACAAAAGCGGAAAGCCGCATAATATAACTCACTGGATGCCGTTGCCGACCGTTCCTGACCTTGATGAAGATTGGGAGGAAGAAGAATGAAGTCAACCAGCAAAAAATCCACGGGTTTGCTTGGCGGGTTTGACTTCCAGCCTGTTTTTTCGGAACAGCCATTAAGCCGAAGTGAGCCAAAGGAAGAAGAAGTAAGCCAAACAAAGCCGAATAATGCCGAACAAGCACAGATTAAGCCCAGTGAAGCCACAGACAGCCATGCACAGCCAAGTGAAGCGGAATTAAGCAGTATTAAGCCGAAGCAAGCCAAAGACAACGAAAGACAGCCAAATGATGCCGTGTTAGGCGAAGGTAAGCCGAAGAAGCTGAAACAAGCGAAAGAAGTTCAACGTCTTATCGAACAGGGAGATGTTCCCGGCGCACTTGCAGAAGCTGGCTTGACAAAGAAAAAAATCCCGATGCCGGAATCACATCAGGGTGTTGCAAGCGGCAATGGAAAGCGTTCCAAGCGCATTACCATCCTTATGAGCGAAGAAGAGCGCAAATATATCAACCGTGAAGCCAGACGACACGGAATGACGATTGGACAGTTCGTGTACGCTCTGGCGGTTGCAGCAGCAGAGGGGAAGATTGAATTGGAGGACTTCTTAGATGAATGATAATGAACGAAGCCTTATTCGATTTGTTTGCGGTGGCGATATGCGAAACGCGCAAAAAGCCGTTAAAATCATTTTGAATTCTATATCATCCAAAAAAGACGAGCAGTTCAAAGAAAATATGTTTCGTAAGTTGGAAAGCAAAAGAGAATCTATTGAATTTCCATATAACTTACAGCATCTTTTGATTGCAGAGGATACAGAAGAATTTCCAGAAGCAAGATTCCTTCTTAGGAACGAAGAAAAAAGTATAACGCAGAAAATCATTGCTATTTATCGAGCATCTGAAAAATTGAACGAAATGGGCATTCCTTATTTGCCAGCATTGATGCTTTATGGGCAAAGCGGATGCGGAAAAACCATGCTGGCTAGGTATATCGCGCATAAAGCAAAACTTCCGTTTTTGAGGATTCAATTTTCAAGTCTAGTTGATTCTCACTTAGGGCAAACGCAATCTAACCTTGCAAGAATTTTTGATTATGTGAGAACTGCTCCTTGCGTTCTTTGTTTTGATGAAATAGATGCGGTCGGAATGGCTCGTGGGCAAAAAGATGACGTTGGGGAAATGAACCGTGTGGTTATTGCGATTATGCAGGAAATGGATAGATTGCCGAACAATGTCATTATTATTGGAACGACAAACCGATTTGATAGGCTTGACCCTGCACTTACAAGAAGATTTCCGTTGCAATACGAATTAAAGCCGTTGTGCCGTGCGGATGCAGAAATAATTTCTAAAAGGTTCTTTGAATATGCAGGAGCGCAATATGAAAACATAGCTTATGAAGATCACGTCCCCGCATCTACGGTTATCAAAGAATGTACAGAACGAATTGTAAATCAAGTTCTGAATCAAGAGGACTTCTTGGAGGATTGACGTATGAAGATGTCGAAAGAATTTTACGAAGGAAGCATTAGCCGTTTACAGAAAATGGTTAAACGCGGCATTTACGTTCTTTTGTTCGATGTTTTTGCCGTAGCAATTCAGATTCCTTTTATCTTAGCTGGTAAATGGGTTGCAGCGCGCTTGATTTTGTCCATCGCCGTATCTTTTGCAGCAGGATATAGTTTTAACACGCTTGTGGATAGTAAAAGACAACTCGACGCGTACAAGGCAGACATGAAATTGTACTACACCAAATAAAATAGCCCCTGTGTAGTCGTAATGACCGCACAGGGGTTTCGTTTTACTTATCAGCAATGCAATCCCAGTAGAGATATGCCTTACCATCTGCGGCGTCTGCGTCCTCAAGGAACGCCTTTGCCATGTCAGCGTAGAAGCCCGGAGTGTCAACGGACTGACGCTTTGCGACCTGACAATAATCTGAGTACATCATGTTCATAACAGCCCAGAAATCGTTCGGGTCACAGTTGATATTGCGCTGTTTGGCAACGTCCTGTGTTTGTTCCAACGTCCAGTGACAGCCCTTTGTGCCGTCAGCGTTGACCATGCTGTCGCACCATTCCTCCGCTTCATCGTGGGTGAGGTGATGGCGCGGCATCTTGATCGAGCGGCTGTCTACACCGCCACGTTCGTACTGCCCAGACCGCTTGTCCCAGTCGCCGTTCTGCGAGAAGCCGATTTGCGGCATTCTGCGCCCATTCTCTACGTCAGGGTAGCGGGGGATGGGATAGGGGTCGATGTAGCGGTTCTCCTCCTGCGGATAATAGGGATAGCGGTCGTTACCACCTTCCAGCTTGCGCAGACGGCGTTCCATCTCACGCTCCCTGCGGTCACGCTCTTCCTCAAGGCGGTCACGCTCCGGCTCACGGTTTTTGTCGTGTTCGCGGAGCATCATCATGCGGCGAAAATTAGTCTTGCCCATAATCTATACCTCCTCAAGAAATGGACGCTGGCGCTCCGGCGTGGGAACGGCAGAAGCAGCCAAGATACTTGAACGTGCCTGTGCCAGTCGCAGACGTTGCAACGCGGGTAGCGTAGCGGGTGCGAGTGTGGATGCTCTCAGCGGTTGCCTGAGCGCAGTTGCAGTCGGTCAGAGGGTATGCGGTAGTGCCTGCGCCGATGGTAATGACCACAGGGGCGTTGATGGTAGTCGTGTCCGGGATACTCTGGGCAACCACGATGCAATACTTCTCTCCGTTCTGGTATGCGCCAGCAGGGATGTTGATGGTCAGCGTGTCGTTTGCGAATGTAACAGACTGGCTCAGCACCAGATGCGGGCACAGACGGCAGCTTGTTTTGCAAGCCATAATGTTTTTCCTCCTAAAAAATCAGGGGCAGAGGTGTCTTACCCCTGCCCCGATGGTTCACCCGGTGTTATCGGGGAGTGTGTAGGTTAGCAGCAGCCGCAGCAGTTCACGCCCACGTTGGGGTTTGCTACCTGATAAGCGGGAATCGGACGAGGATTGACCCGGTTCAGGATGGTATCGGTCTGCTGGGACATCACAGTGGTCAGAAGCGCATTCTGACGATCCTGAGAAGCAGCGAACTTCAGGTTCTGGTTCTCAGCGGTCAGAGTGGCAATCTTATCCTGCGTGAAGTAGTCCATCATGCTGCGGAAATTGGCGTTGCAGTTGTCCACGATGGCACGGGCGTTGTCTGCGATAGCCTGACGGGTAGCGCAGTCCTGCTGTGCAATGGTGTACTTCAGGTCGCCGATCAGCTGCTTGTTCTCGCAGCAGCAAGATGCCAGCTGCGTGGCAAGTGCGGTCTGACCCGCCTGCCGTGCGTTGCCTTCCTGCATGATGGCAAGGCTGATGGCGTTGTCGCCGTTGGACACGCTGCGTTCCAAGCCGTTCACCAGCTGTGCGTTCTGGTAGCCAAGCTGACAGATGGCGCTGTTCACGCCAGCAAAGCCGTTCGCGATGTTGGTGTTGACGCCGTTCATCTGTGCCAGCTGGTCATAGCCCAGAGAGCAGATGCCGCTCTGGATTCCCGCCAGAGAGCGGGAGGTATCCTGCTGATAAAAGCCCTCAGACAGAGCCGCGCGGGTGTCTGCACCGCCCTGACCAGTTGCGCCAGTGCCGACCAGATAGGGGATGTAGCTATTCATGCCGTTGTCGCCGCCGTTGCGCCCGTTGCCGTAGTTGCCCCAGCCAAAGATGATGGCAAGGATAATAACAGCCCACAGACCTTCGTTGCCGAAGAATCCGCCGTTGTTATTGCCGCCGTCCTGCCCAGCCAGATAACCAGTTGCAAAATCGTCCATAACAAAACTCCTTTCAGTTTTGCGTTATGCCATCCCACCGCCGTGTGCGGTGGGCGAAGCCAAACAAAAGCGGTTTTTATCAAGTCCGCAAAACTGAGAAGCGTTTCGCTTAGAGGGATGCTTTACCGGGGCAGCGTCAGGTTCAGAGCGCTTGCCAGCTGATTCAGGTCGATGCCACGCTCTTTGGCGAGGTTCTGCGCCATCGTTCGGAGCTGCGTTTCGTTTTTGCCCTGAATCAGGTTCAAGCCTTGCATGATGGGTGCGTTCTGCCCGCTCAACTGCTGGATAAGCCCCATCGGGTTCTGTCCGGCACGGGCAAGGTTCGCAAGCTGCATGATGGGGCTGTGCGTAATCACATCAAACGGAGAGGACATTGTTATTCTCCTTTCTTTGCAGCGGCAGTGGGCTTGGAAAAGCTCTTTTGCCACTTTTCCAGTTCATCCAGCCTGTGGACGAGGGCGTTATACTCTTCAATGGGCACATACTGCTGTGTCGGTGCAGCGGTCTGCTGCGCCTGTTGCGCCTGTATCTGCCGCCACGCTTCCGGGCTGTAAAACTCCTGTACATAGGATTCGCAGGTGTCCGGGTTGAGCCGCTTGCAGTAGATCACACCGCTGCGCAGGTCAGGGCAATAGGTCGGTCTGCCGTACAGGTCAGACGGTATCGCCAAAAACTCCTCCCTGCTGGAAACAGGTCTGCCCAGCAGCCAACCACCGTCTTGTGCCGACTGCTGAACGGGCTGCTGCCCATTCATCGGCTGCGGACGCTGCGGCTGTGCCTGTTGCATCTGCGTGTTCGGCAGGGGAGGGGCAAGTCCAACTGTGCCCATGCCGCCGTAAGGATTGACAGGCTGCTGTGGAACGTAAGGTGTTCCGGGTGTCGGATAGTAGCTCATAATACATCCCTCCTTGTGCTCCCAGTGTACCGCTTTAAGCCGCCGTAAGAGACAACGAACGCACAACGAAGGACAAATATAAACTGATACAACTGCTACAAAATAGACAAAAAAATAAGGCAAAGTCTAGCAACTGTGCCTGTATCACTTGTGGCAGTTTTGTGGTATAATCAGTACAACAAAACCAAGAACATAGTTTTAGGAGGAAACGACTATGGACGCAAAAACCATCCAGAATCTCGGCAAACTGTACCGCCTGCTTGATGAGGCCTGCTCCGACCGCGTGAATCAGGCAGACCTTGATAACGCTACGAGGTTTCCCGTGCGTGGCGTGATGATGAAAATCACGCTGGCGCACAAGCTCCACAAAATGACCCCGGAGCTTGACAACGCCTGCGCTTACGTCCTGAAGGATGTAGACCTTGAGGACGTGGATAACAGCTTTGCGCTCAAAGCATTGCCGTTGCAGCAGCAGGGCATGTTCCAAATCGGATATATGTCGCCCGATTACAAGACGGTTGGTGTGGACGCGGGAAAAATTAAAGCCGCGCGAGAGGGTGCTGGTCTGACCATCCGGGCGCTGTCAGAAAAGACCGGGCTGTCCACCGCAACCATCCAACACGCAGAAGCCGGAAAGCCCATTCGGGCGAAAACTCTTGAGAAAATCGCAAGCGGCTGTGACGTGACGGTTGCTGATTTGCAAGGGTAAAAGAAAAGCGCCCACACGGAAAAATCCGCATAAGCGCTTAACTGTAAAGAGGCACACATTGGAGTGCGATACTAAAATATCACAATATCCAATATATGGCAATGACTTCGACAAAACTAGTGTGTATAAAGCAAAAATCCCCCACTTTGCCTACAAGTACCCAGCGTGGCACGCAGGGCTTTGGCGAAGCAGGGGATTTTTTATGCCGCCGAAATGGCAAAGTCTAAAATCAAGAGCGGAACCGCCCGCAGACAATGCCGCTCTCTACAAAGGCCGTAGCCTTTCAAATATCCACCCTCTTGTGCTTCTCCGATAGGCCGGGTGGATTTCGTTGGCATTATTATACCACAATTCGCGCAAAAAGAAAAGCCAGCGGGTAAACGTTCTTCCGCTGGCTCTCTGTATACATTTTCTCCGAAGTGTGTATACGCTACTTCGGACACTATAAGTAGTATATCACACATCCAGCATTTTGTCAATGCTTTTGAGCCGGTAGCCTACCGCCGTCCGGCTGTAATGTGTCTGTGCTGCAATGTCAGGCAGCGGAAGCCGCTCAACGTACCGCAGTAAGGCTATCTTACGGTCTACCCTCCCAAGCGGTGCGTTTTTGATGGCGGTGGTCATCTGCTGTCGGTCAAGTCCTTGCAGCGCAGCGGGCAGCACTATGCGAGCCGCCGCCACAGGCAGCACCGAGCCAGAAAGGCTGCGGCAGTTGTCCGGCGTTGCGCACCATTACGAGGACATTACCGAGATGGTGGCAAATCTGGCATTTAACGGCGAAAGTTCCGGTCTCATTCGTAAAAATGGCCTGTTTTAACCAATGTTGTGTGTGCGTAGTGCTACTCATAGTCAAAACCTCACTGATTTTGCAAGGCCGCTTTCATGCGGTCGAAAAAGAATTGAATCACGACGCCGATGGTCTCATCGGTGATGGCCCAGCTGATGAGCCTGCCGTATTTGCTGGTACTCAGAGCGGCCCGGAGCATCTTGACGACCCACGCCTTACGCTCTGCGCCGCGCTTTGTCCCCTGGATCTCCTGCTCGGCCCGCTCGATGAGGTCCAGCACCAGCGGCTTTACGGCGGCACCGTAGCCCAGCCGGATGCAGCCAAGGGCGTAAAAGATAAAGCCACCTAGCATCAGCACTGCCGCCACCGGGGCAGGGATAAGGTCAAAAAGCTTAGTTGCCAGTGCTACCATGATTGGTCACTCCTTTTAACAGATAGTTGTCGATGTCGGCGCGGCTCTTCTGCATCCCCTCGCGATTGTTGCCGGACAGCTGCGCGTCCAGCAGATTGCGCACCCCGTCGAGGGTCAGACGGCTCACCTCGTCGATTTCGTCAAAGCGGCGCTGGTCACGGGCAAGGGCTTGTGTGTGCTGAAGCTGGCCCTGCTCCAAGGTGCCGATGCGCTTGTCCATCTCATCCAGCCGCTTGTTCTGCACGTTGTCCGGCTCCTGCGCCTTTTTGATGTACTTGTGGATGATTTCCAGCACCTTGTCGATGGTGATGGCTGCAGCGCACAGGCTGCCCAAGATGCCCAGCACCCACAGCAAAGCTTCTTTTTCGGTCATTTGCCCTCCCGAAGACGGGTCAGGCCCTTCTTGCGGATGATTTTGGGGTAGTTGACGGTGGTGACGTTGAGGTCTACGTTGCCGGAGATGCCAGGCACGCTGCCCTTGCTGGTGTGCTGGTGAGCGTTGTACTTAAAGGTAACAGCAGGCGGCTCGCCGGTGTAGTCGGCCAGCCAGATGTCCCACCGAGAGGACAGCCTCGCCATGTCCAGCTCATACTTGTAACCGGTGTAGGTGTAGAGCTGGGCGTAAAAGCCCATCCGCTCCACCTGTTCCAGCGCGTAGGCGGTCAGGTTGGTGAGGTTGAGGGTGCTCATGGGCTTGAGCTTGTTGTCCTCCACGTCCACCGCCACCGGCAGGGTCAGCTCCTTGCCCCGCAGCGCCTGACGCAGCAGGGCAAGTTCTGCATCGGCCATCGCCTCGCTGGTGGCGTAGGTGTAGTAGTAGACGCCCACGTCCAGCCCGGCGGCCCGGGCGTTGCGGTAATTTCCCTCGAAGGTGGGGTCGATGTAAAGCCCATCTGCCCGCTTGCTGAGTTTCGGGTTGGTGGAGACGGTCTTGAGCATCGCTCCCTTGTAGCCCGCCGCTGCCACCTGCGCCCAGTCGATAAGGCCCTGATACCGGCTCACGTCGATGTACCGGTAGGGCGGCTCTCCCTCCCAGCCGCTGACGGCCTCTGCCCCGGGGGTTTGGGGCGTAGGCTCAGGTTCACCGGCGTCCTGCTCGTCCCCCGGGCCAAAGATGGCCCGCACCAGCTTTTCCAGCAGTTCCAGCAGCTTACTCATCGTAGTCCTCCCCCGTGATCTCCTTGTATTGCTCAGGGGTGATTTCGCCCTCGGCCACCCGCTTGGCCAGCTCCCGCTTGACCCCGGGGCGGCGGCTTGCGGGCATCTCTGCCCATTCCTTGGTGCCGGCAATCAACCTGTTTGCCCAGATTTTGTCCATACTGTACCTCCTTACTTGTTGACGGCGGCGTCCAGCTCGCACAGCGAGTCCTCGATAACCGCCAGCCGTTCCTGTGATGCCATGTCCTGCTCACACAGGGCGTCTTCCATCTCTGCGGCGCTCTTCGCCGCCTGCTCTGCCAGAGGGCCGGTCTTGTCGGTCATCCGGTAGTGGCGGTCGATCTCATACCAGTCGTAGCAGCGCCCCTCTGCGTCCTCCGCGCTGTGCAGCTTGCGGACAACGCGGAAGCTGTCGGTGATGGTCTGGTCGGGATACTCCCGCTCGAGCTGGTGGTAGCCGGTCAGGCTGGTGTGAGCGTCACCGACGGTCTTGAGGACTTCTGCGCCGCCCTTTGTGCCAAAAACATAGTCCACGTCAGGTTCTCCTTCCTCCGCTGATTGCGGACGATGTGCTTCAGGTCGCGGACGACCCGCTCTCCCCGAAACAGCCATTGATAGAGATGATAATTGTTGCAGTGCCGGAGCTGCCCGAGGCGCGAGAGCAGGCTTGCTGCCGCTCTGGGCGTGATGGGCTTCCCCTGCCGCCTGCGCTTGCGATACCGGGCCAGCGCCCGCTTGATGTGCAGCAGATTCCGCTTGCGGGGGATGGTGTACCCTCTCCCGTACCGGTAGCCTACAGCGTCCGGCAGACGCCCTTTCGCCCGCGCAAAGCCGCGCCGGGGCGAGGCAAGGGGCGTCTTCGGCTGCTTTTTCGCCACCGGGAACACCTGCCAGTCGCCCTTGAGTTTCAGATCGTGGGCGTTCAGCCAGCTCTCCACAAGGATGCGGAGTTTGCGCAGCTTGCGCTTGTTGGGGCCGAATGCCGTCACGTTGTCCATGTACCGGGCGTAATGCTTGCAATAGCCGCTCTCCCGGATGAGCTGGTCGAGGGGCTGCAAGACGGCGTTGGCGAACCACTGGGAGGTGTACGTCCCCAGCTTTACGCCGTCCCGGATGATGCGCCGGATGAGGTCGAGGACACGGCAGTCCTTGTAGAGCTGCCGCATCCGGGCCATGACGACTTCCGGGGTCAGGCTGTCGTAAAAGTGGCGGATGTCTCCGCAAAACTCGTACTTCGTCCCCTTGCGGTCGTACTTCATCCATCGCTGGATGGCGTTCTTTTCCCGATGCGGCCCGCGCTCCCGGATGGAGCCGCAGCAGTAAAAATCCATTCCCTGCATCATCCTGGGCTGTAACACCTGGATGAGGGCGTGGTGGACGTACTGGTCGGGCCACTGGGCCGGTTCACTGATGGTGCGCCATTTCCGGGCGTTCGCATCCCACCGCTGGCTGACATGAGGCTTTTTCGGCTCAAATCCGCCGACGAGTATTCGCCGCAGGTCTTTCACCCGCTGAGCCTTGGTCTCTTCCACCCACGCTGTACAGGTGTTGGGCTTGTGGCCTCGATTCCAGTGGTGGGTGCGGTTCACTTCGTCGATGGCGTGCAACAGATTATCCTCTGAGATTAACGTATCAAAGAGCTTTCCAGCTCTCTTCATGGGATTCCCTCCTTTTAGCTGTACGGACGTTCCAGCGCCCCTTGCGGGGTGTACTAGCCCGCTCCCAAAATGCCTATCTTCACCGTGGGGTGTGCGGCTGTCTGTGCCAAGAATGTGTGAGGTTGGAAATATCAAAAAGGAAGCGGCAGCCGATGCCCCCGTCATAGCCCGACGCGGCGTTGAAGCTGACGCAGAACAAACCATAGTCGGAGCCGTGGCCATAGTAACCACCGACGTAGAGGCAGGGGACCGACGAGCTGAAGACCCAGTAATCGCACGAGGCCTGAGAACAAAAAACACCGGCAATGCACAGACAGTCCCATATAAAGTTCAGCGCCTTACGGCGCGGTTATCTGCGGGGGCTGCGGCCCCCTCAGACTCCCCCGTTGGGGAGTTCCTGGAGGCGGCAGCCGATGTACCCGCTATAGCCCGACGCGGCGTTGTAGCTGACGAAGAACAAACCATAGTTGGAGTTGAGGCCATAGTAACCACCGACGAAGAGGCAGGGGTTCGACGAGCTGAAGCTCCAGTTATCGCACGAGTAAGTGCTTTCGCTGCCGCTTGCAGCCGTGGGGATAAAGAGCGGATACCCGCCGGTCGTCTTGACGGTAAAAGCGGACGGCCAGCCGTTCGACGGAGTGCCGACCGCCGTGCCGCCGCTGCCGTCGCTGAAGTTTGCGGGGTTGAGGATGACGTTGAGGCCATTGCTGTTGTAGTAGCAGCCGTCGCACCAGTCCCACACGTTATCCCACAGGCCCTCGATATTGCGGTACTGCGTGCCGCCGTAGGTGGCCCGGCTGCTCTGATCGGTGCCGGTGTGGTAGGGCATCGAGTCGGTGTAGCCCATTGCGAAGGTGTTGCTGTTCGGACTGCATCCATAGCCGATTTTCGCCTGACTGTTCCAGTCGGCGAACTCGACGATGTACAGCAGCCAGAGCGTAAACCGCATTGTAAAATCGCTCTGCCAGATGGTCGAGCCGAGATTGTGGATGCCTGAGCGGGCCGAAGAGCGGGTCATGTTCACCCTGGGGCTGCCGGTGCCGCTCTTATAGGTGCCGGTGCAGTGGTATCTGCCGATGTACACCACATCCCGCTCACCGTGACCGTCGCCTCTGTCCATGTGGGCAGGGCTGACGCTGTAGCCCTCCACCGCGCGGTCGGCGATCTGGATGCTCATGCCTCTGCCGTTCTGGGTCAGCTTGTACCAAAATTTCGGGATGCTGACCATCGTGCCGCCGGTGCGCTCACTTTTTACCATGCCCGCCCAGGGCTGTAAGTTGTCAAAGGGACTGCCATAGCTGCTTGCGCCCGCAACATACGGCACGGGGTCGGTAAACTCTGCCGCCTCGTCGGTGCGGCTCCACTTGGTGGTGCTGGTGCCATCCCAGCTCGCGCCGTAGATGTGGGCGTATGCAAGCCCAAGGGGATAGTCCCTGTACTCGCTCACCTCCACGCTGCCCTCGGTGGTCTCGTCGCCCAGCGTGGCCGTTACCGTCCACGTGCCAGCGATAGGCAGATAGAGTTTGATGCTCCCGCTCTCCGGCACCGTGCCGGTGACGGTCTTGTCTCCGCACTGGGCAGTGACGGTGCTGCCCGCCTTGACCGTCACGGTCAGGGTGTAGTAGGTCAGGGTCAGGGTCTTGGTGCGACAATACTCCGCCTGCACCGTCTCCGTGGCCGCGCCGGTGCCGAGCGTGGCGGTTACGGCCCACTCCCCGTCGTGGGGCAAAGCCGCAGAAAAGCTGCCGTCGGCCGCCACGCCGCTCACGCTCTTCTCGCCGTCCGAGAGGACGACGTTGCTGCCCGCTTCGGTATGCACCACCACCCGGGGCAGCACGATGCCGCCCACCGTCGCAGCGTCCGCCGCCGCGCCGGAGATGGTGAGGGTCTTGTCGGTCTCGATTTTGATAGCGTTGATGCGGTCGCCCACGGCTTTGGCGTCTGCGGGAGCGCCCTTGACGGTCAGGGTGGGGTCGGTGCTTACGATAGCCGCTGCATTGTCCGAATACTGCTTCGCCGCAGCTTCACTCTTCGCCGCAGCGTCTTTACTTTTTTCCGAAGAGTTTGCGGCTAATTCAGCAGCGTCTTTTGCGGTTGACGCAACGGTTGCGGCGGCTTCCGCCTTTTCCCTTGCAATGTCAGCCCCTGCAACATCGCTCAGAGTGTTGAGGGTGTCGGCGTTCATTGGAGTACCCTCGACAACAGGTTCATCATTACGAATCAAAGTGATGATTTCTGATGCGCCATCAGATTTCATCATAGTCCAACGCCCGGGATATTTTGCCTTTCGGTCAACAAAATGCATAATAGGGTTCACCTCCGCATATTGTATCTGAACAATAAAGTAAATGGTCTTTTGCCATCGCTTCAATGTCAGACAAAACTTTTTCTACTTGATTGATAACCGCAAAATGATAACTAAGCGCCTCGGGAGTTTCCGGGGTAGAACTATTGCCACTGCATTTGGAACGAATGGCTTTCACGTTATCAATCCACCGAGTGGCATCCGCAATGGTCAGGTAATCATTGATTGTCCAACCAGCTTCCACAGGCACAGTTAAACCTACCGTTCCTGAAAAAATAAGCTTTCTGTCATCGCCGTAATAGGCGCTTCCATTTGTAATGTTGACGTAGTCGTTTGCGACGACCCAAGAGGGCTGGACAGAGGGCGGGTAGAAGTTGTTGGAGGCGGCGAAATAGAGCTGGTATTCGACGCCCTTTTCCAGCGCGATGCTGCCCATGTCCAGCACCACGTCGTTGTAGCCGCGGACAATGTCGATGAACTTGTCCACTAGGGCGGTCGTGGAGCCGTACTTGCGCAGGACGGTGCGCATCGTACCCGGCACATAGCCCTTGACGCGAAATTTGAGTGTATTGAGTGCAAGCCCGTCTTTTTTCACAGTCAGCGGCATGAAAAACTCGAACTTGGCGGGATAAGTGTCCCATGCAGGAATGTCGCCGCTTTCATTTTTTGCAGTAACAACTTGAATGTTTTGCTGTACAATCCTTGCAGAATAAGGTGCGCCAACGATTTCAGCAAGTTCTTTTATGCCGTTTTCAATGCGGTTGTAATCGGTGTAGCTGAGTGCGCCTTTCATGCCAGCGGCCCATTCTTGCTGTTCTTCCTCCGTCCATGTGCCGCTTCTTGCCTTTGCGGTCAGTTCTTTTACCCGATCAACATCAGCTTGCGTTCGGTCTGTAATCCACGTTGCCATATTTCACCTCTTAAAAAATCAGTTTGCCGTCAGCGTCAATAGCGAGAGACTTTGGGACGGTAAATGCAGGGTGAACAACATTGTCATACTTACGGGGGGAATCGTCATTCGTAGCGTAAGAAATCGTCTCTGCGTTGGTATTCACTTGTAACGTAGAATCATACACGGCGTATGCATTTACAAGTTTGCTGACCAACAGAGGTCGCCAGTACTTGTTGGCGCTTGAACTTGTGCCAGCAATATCACGAAGCATCTGAAGCGAGTACAGGTAAGGAGTTCTCGTCCAAATGGAACGCCCTCTGCTGGAGCCCTCCATGTCAGAGGCAAGCATCGTTTTCAGGATTCCAGATGCATTTTGCAGGGGAGTGCCCTCGTTGTGCTTATAGCTCGGGCTGCTAGTTGTCCAATTCGGAGCATCAGAGCCTTCCGTGTCGTATCCAAACTCGTGGTGAGAAAGCAGAAAAATGCTTTTTGCCATCGTAGTCACTTTGCTACTGCCAGAATTGCAATAAGAGTCAGAAAAACCGGGAGTATAATAGATAGTCGTCTTGTCGATAGCTTGCTTCTGGGCGGAGCTGAACGAGTTGAAGTACTCTCCGTTGAGCCAGCTGTTTACGCTGCTGCTGGCGTAAGTAGACCATGTAGAGCTCCAAGCCATGATAGCCGCGTAGTGTTTTCGAACCAGAAGAGTTCGCCCGACTCCATTCAGCTCGCTTTCGTAGTCATGTTTTGCAACGATGAACTCGGCCACGTTGCCACCCTCATTCATAAGAACGGTGCTGCCTTCCGCAACATCAAACAGATTGTACGACGCCGTAGCGAAGGAACATTCTGCGGAGACGCCGCCTGCTGAAGCTGTGACAACAGCCTTGCCCGGAGAGTTCCACTTGACTTGGCAGGTGGATTTTCCTTCTGCATTCGTCAGAACGTGAAGGGAGACGATTCCTTCGGGAGAAGCTGCCCAGTTGATTTTAGGAGAGTCAATAGAAGCAGGGGAGAGGGTAGCAGACAAAATAACGGACTCGCCCCATCCAAGCTGTTCGCTGGTATGGTCAAGAGACATAGCCTGAGCATCTGCCATCATGTACCCCTCTACAGTACCTTTGAAACACCCATTGAAAGTGTACTTTACATTGGTTGCCAGCAAGACAGCATCGTAATTGAACTGATGGTGAATCTTTACCATATCAAGAGCATCAATAGTAGGGCTTGCCCGATATGTGAGAGAAGCCTTGCGGCGGTTGGAAAGGACTCCATAAGACTCTGTAAGGGCATTCCTGGATTTTGCAAGGATGTCCTTTGTGAGCATAACATTGCTCAAAGTCTGGCTGACGCCTTTGCCCGAAGGGCTTTCGGGATAAGCGTAGGTAACGCCACCTGCGGTGGTCACCACGTTGAGCATATTTTGAGCAAAGGTGATTTCCGGCCAAGAATAATTGTTCAGTACTGGAATGTCCAACACGGGATTGGATGTATCGGCTCCGTAGACTCTGTTAATTTTTATCACGCCATCACGAGTCTGGTACAAAGCCATTCCAGCAGCGTTTGCCGCAAGCTGCAAAATATCGGAATTGTGATAAGTAGACTCATCGCTTGTAATGTCGGTGGAGTAATCTTTCAGTTCATCCGAAATATCGAAGGTAATTTCATCCGCTTCCAACAGCTCCAAGGCATCGTAGCACATCTCATAGAGCGTGCCGTATTTTCTTCCGGTGTACTTCGTGCTGGATAGATACAGGAAAGCGTCTCGCGCCTGAAAGGACGCCTCAATACTGTTGGCAGGGACGCTCCACTCCGACAGGAAGAACATTCCTCCGCTCACCCATTCAGTCTTTCCATCAACATCCATTCCATAACGAACGGTGACAGGCTGGCGCTCATAGATGTACTTGTAAATCCCTTGAGGGTTTACGGAGTCCCATGTGCGGTCACTGTTGTCTAAACTAAAGGAAATCGACTCCTGAGAAAGCTGCCCGGAGATAGGGTCTCTTGCAGAAGAATGGCTGTAGGACAAGATTTTGGTCTTGTCAAACACCAGATACCTTCCGATTTTCACTTGCTCGACCCTTACTCTTCGGTCGGGGAGACACCACTTCAGCACCTCTAGCTCTACAGCATCAAACCCGGAAAGTTCTACTTCAACGTCAGAACGAATGGATTTGTTTCCGTTCACAGTCACGGTTTTCAGCTTTTTGGCCCCAAGATATGCGCTGACCGAAAAATCTGTAGCGTATTCGTTAAACGCTGTAGACCAGCAAATTGAAACACCGGGAATCGAAGATTTGTTTTCGCTCGGAAGCTCAAGCCGAATAACAGGGTGACTTGAATCGTCAAAAATCTCGGCGCTCAAAAAACCAGTAGTTCCATACGGAGGGGAAGAAGGAACGATGCTACAGCTTCCATCAAGAACAGTGAGATTGGGCTCTCCTGTGGAATATCTCGAAATGGAAGCGTTATCAGAAAGCGCAATATTGTGAAAGGTGGAGAACGGGGCCGCCGATGACGTGACGATGGTAGCCTTTTTGTTGATGCCAGGTTCAGTAATTCCACAGGTAATCTCTACAAAAGATTCCGGGACGAGGGTTTCATTAAATTTCTCTTTCCACTTATCGGAGACTTCAACCATGTATCATACCTCCACAAGAGAAAGTTTGCACCCTATCCACCCCATCACACCACCGGTTTTCGGCCCTCTACGCCACATGCCGCCGGTGCGGTCGGAGACATACATCTGACGGGTGGTATAACCGGCTGTGGCTTGATTGTAAAACTTAACGGTGCAGTAAAAATTTGTAGTGAAAAGGCTCAAGATGTCGGCCCACTGCCGCGCAGTGAGGTAGTTCCATGACATGGAGACTTTTGCTACATCATGCCGCACGACAGCGCCAACAACTTTACCCTGAACATTTCGTCCAGAGTCCACGATCGTGCTAGTCGTTCCCTCATAAGAGGATGGTTCCGGCAGCTCTACGCCATTCACCGTAACCAGTGCAGGAATATTGGCCATCTGAACCATCCTTTCTTAATAGGAATAAACTTCGGTACCCATAATAGACACGCCACGTTCTTTCTGCGTTTTTTCAACGGAAGCAGTGAGCTGCTTGCCATCAAGGTAAACTTTCACGTCCCTGCCATCAGAAATTTCCTCTCCGTAACGCTGCCATATATCGAGGAATGCATTGTAGCAGCCGTTGTACACAGCATCTCTCATCTCTTCGGAGTTTCCTCCGGCCGTAGAATAAGTTCCGCTGTAAGAAGAGCTAGACGTCGAGGAATTATAGCTGGAGCTTCCGACGTACTGAGATGTATCGCTGTAACTGCCGGTAGACCGGCTGCCGCCAAGTTTCGACACGATGCCAGCAATCGCAACTCCAAGGGTTGCGGCGGCGGCAAGGGCCACGATGCCAGCTGGAATGCCAAAAATCGTAGCACTGAGGGCAGCACCCACAGCAGAAAGCATTCCTGCCACTGCGGTTCCGATGGTGCTTACCAGACTTGCAAACCCGGCAAAAATCGTCGGGAAAGAGCTGAGTAAACCACCAGAGAGCGCCGCACTGATGGCTTTAGCTGCCGTTGCGAGAGGAGACTTCACGTTTCCGAAAGCCTGCGTAATGCCGGAAAGCATCGTCTGAGTTTCAGTGGAAACCTTTCCAAAGTTTTGGGTCAGATTGTTCACCAGATTTTTCCCAATGGTAGCAGCGGTGTTTAGCAGAGAAGAAGCTTGGCTTTTCAATTCTTTGCTTAGTCTGCTTACAAGGTCGCTTGCAACGGACTTGGCGCGTTTACGCTGCTCATCGCCCATAGCGCCCCAAATGCCAGCGGCAATGGTAGTGCCGACCGTTTTCCAATCGCCACACTGCGCAGCCTGAATGAAAGTTTGCACCGTACCGAAGAAGTTGGTCTTGAGGTTGTTATCGAGTTCTGCCCACTTAGAGTCTAGCCCGGAAATGATGCCGTTGACGTAGCTTGTGCCGCAGTCAATGCCATAGTTCGCCATCTCTTCGCCCTTGAGCTTGGTGGCGTCTACGAGTTTATTCATAGCATCGTTGACATAACCGAGAGAACCAGTGATACCGTTTGCAAGGCCCTGGTCGATGTAACCGCCAATCTCCGCAAATACAGTAGAAGGGGAGTGGATGCCGAGAACGTTCTTAACCTTGTCGATAACTGCGTTTCCAACATTTGCGACAGCATTTTTAGCTGTTTCAATCATATTGTTCACGCCATCAATAAGGCCCTGAATCAGGTTCTTGCCAATATCAAAAAGGCTAAAATTGTCAAATGTGCTCTTGATTGCAGAAAGAATTTTCTTCGCAGTTTCAGTTACGCTAGAGATAGCATCAGTAATACCTTTCTTCAATCCGGCGATAATGTATCCGCCCTGTTCGGCCATTACGGTGGATGGGGAATTGATTCCAAAGGCAGACTTAAAACCATTGATAAATGGATTGAACACATTTTCAACAATCCAAGAAGCAACATTCGTGATTGCGTCTTGAATGCCATGATAAATACCGTAGACGATATTTAGCCCAACATTATCAAACGGCCCCTCTGCCACTTTCTTTTCAAAGTAATCGGCAATTCGAGAAACCAGACCGCCCATGAAGTCGAGTGCTTCAATGAACGCTTCGCCAAAGAAACGACCGATGGCTTGAGCTAGACCAGCCCAATCTACAGAAGTAACGGCTCTAATAGCAAAGTCAACGAGGTCTTGACCGAGTTGGTAAGAGTCTGTGCCAGCCAAGAAATCAGAAACAGCGTTAATGCTATCAGTAATAAAGTTGAAAAAAACTCTTGCAAGCTTTTCAATCTCAACATTTTGAAGAGCATCGGAAAGCTTATCAGTTAATTGCTTCCCAACACCAGTCCAATCTACTGTTGCTATCCAATCTGAAAGTTCGTGAAAAAATCCAGAAAAGCCATCAATAAAGGCGTTAAGCACAGATGTCCAGTCAAGCTGAGACAGGAAACCACCAAGAAGATCAAACTCGATGATGAATCTGTCCGCAAGTAATCGGCCAAACAAATCCCAGTCTACAGAATCCACGAGCCCGTTAACGCCATCTGCAAAAAACGCTCCAAGCGAGGCCCAATCAATAGAATGGATGGCATTATAAATCATGCCCATAAGTTTATTTAGCTGTTCGCCGATTTGGGTTCCGATTTGGAAAGAATCGAGAGATTTTAATTTTGCCTTAATCTCGTCAACAGCGCTTCCAGCATAATCTTTGAACATATCATACTGGGAGAGGTCAACGTCGCCGAGCAGATTGCCAGCAGCACCGCCACTGCCAGAGCCAGAAGAGCCGGAATTTTGCGAAGGGTCGATAATGTTTAATTCATCAAAGCCCATCGTATAATCTTTGGCCGCTTTCGCCGCCGCTTTCGTAGCATCAGCAGTGTCATCCATAGCGCTGGTTACACCGCCAATATCTTTCTGTGTCTTGCTAAAATCGGTAAATTCAATTTTCTGCCCGAACACAGATGCAAGAGAGACCACAAATTCTTTGATAAGGTCAACTGCTGCAATCAGAACGGGGAGAATCGCCTTAAATGCGGGATAAAGAAGCTGGCCTACAGCCTTTGCAAGCTGCGAAATTTCAGACTTCAAAATGCGTACCATATTGGCGGGGCTACTAATGGTCTGCGCGAGGTTGCCTTGAATGTTGGTAGTCTGCTTCATAATGGCGATGTAGCGAAGAACTGCCTTATCTGCCTGAGACAGACTAGAAACCTGTTTATTAAAGCCCAAAGCAAGAAGTTCCTGCTGCAACCGCGCCTGAGACAAGTCAACGCCCAAGCGGCGAATAGGCTCAAGTTCTCCAGAGATAGCAGAAGCAATTGCGGTAAAGGTAGTAGCGGTATCTTTATTCCAATAGGACGATTCGTCATAGGCAAGTTGGGTCAGGTTCTTGGATAAGATATACGCTTTATCGCTTGCCAGGCCGAACGAAGTTGCAAGGCTTTGGATCGTAGCAATGTTTGTCATTGCTTCTGTCGGGTCGATGCCAAGCAGAGACTCCATCTTATTGATAAGCTCTGTTGCTTGACCGCTTAACTCGCCCATTGCGTTGTTGAACAAGTCTGTTGCTTCATAAAAGTCATTGAACTTAGTAACGGCATTGGCAAGATAAGTGGCAATAGCTTTCAGAGAAACTAGCTGTGCTGCACGTTTCTTGATGGTTTCTAACTGGCTTGCCAAGCTTGAAAGGCTAGTACTTGCTTTCTGGTTTGCCGAAGAAAAGCGGGTTGTAGAATTGACAGCACTTTTAATTTTAGATGGAAGTGAAGAAAAAGAGCGCCCTACCTTGTCCAGCTTGGAAGCGAGTGGAGAAATGGCGGATGCCACTTTCTTACAAACTTCCGCAAAATCATCAAGCGTTTTAGAGTCCAGCTTCTTTGTAATGCTTGGAATTTTAGCAATGGAATTGATTGCACTGCTTACGCCACGCAAACTCTTAATGGAAGAATCGCTAATAGAAGAAATAGGGGAAAGGCCGTTCTTCAAGCTGTTCATCTTGCTGCCAAGTCCTGAAAAATCCATGTTTCCAAGATTGACGGACGAAATTTTGTTCAAAGCATTAGCAACAGAGCGGATGCCTTTTGCGCTTTTAGTAAGGTCTACATTAGCAAGACCGTTCATAAAAGACGTGATTTTGCTAAGACCGTCCAGTCCAGTAGATGAAGATTTAAGAGCGGAAATAGAAGCAGATAACTTATCAAGACTACTGCAAACCTTTGCCACGTTTCCTTTTGTCCGCAAATTAGAAATGGCGGCAGCGAGCTTGTCGATATTAAGCTCTGCGCCCTGCGATTCTGCAGAAATCTCTACGGATAAGCTCGTAATATCAACATCAGCCATCGCTACCACCATCACTTTCCATCATAGAGAACATCATTCTCTTGATTCGCTCCTGCGCCTCAACTGCGCGTTGGTATTCATACTCGTCTTTCTCCTTTTGGGTAAGGGGAATCGGCCTATCCATGTACTTGATGGGGCTAGACCCTTTCTTTCGGAACATATTGCCAACTGTAGAGGAAAGCGCAGATGCCATGTAGAAGCCGTTTCTCCAAGCTTCCGTGTTGGCTCTGCGTTCCCGCAGCTCCTCTGCGTCACGGTAGATCTTCGCCAGCCAGACATCGCCGTACCAGAACTGGTCGTAGGTCATGCCAATGGAGATGTAATAGGCTTCTACATCATGGAACAGCTTGGAGAAGGAAAATGACTCCCCCTCTCCGTCTGATCCCTGAGATTGTGCGGTTACACAATCTCCCACGTTGCGTTTTTTGCGGTCTTGTCCTCAGTGTCAGTTGCCAGCAGAGACTTAGAAGCGTCCATGAACATCTCAAGCAGAACGCCCATCAGGTCTTCCTTATCCTCGATGTGCTGGAACATTTCGTCCACGACCTTGCGCTTGATGCCCTTGTTCCGTGCGATGAAAGCGCCGTAGAACAGGGCACGAGAGTTAGACAGCAGATTGGTCATCTGGGTGTACTGTCCAATCTGAAAACCTGCACGCTCGGTGGCTTCCACGCTGTCACGGGTGAAGGTCAGCTCGTAAGTGTTTTTGCCATCGGGGGAATGAAAGTTGATAACCTTAGCAGCCATAATAAATGCTCTCCTTTATAAATAGGGGCAGAACCAAATCCGTTGTTCAGTTCTGCCCGGTTTGATTGATTCGATTTTTGCGGTTTAGCCGCCATTGACAGTCAGGGTCTCGCTGAACTCAGGCTTCTTGGTGAAGATGCAGTTGATGGTCATTTCAACAACCTCGTCCACGCCAAAGCCGGACAAGCCAACCTGATGCATACCCTGCCAAGTAAAGCCGGAGCCGTCCTGCATCTTCAGGGCGTAGTACTTCACGGTGTTGCTCTCGGAAGTCTCATCGTAGCCAGCTTCCTTGACCTTCTTGTAGTCAGTCTTGTTGTAGTTGGCAGTAAAGGACTTGGTGTCACTCTGGATAATGCCGAAGATGTTGACCTGCATAGGGTCAGACAGGGTGGTGGAATCCAGAAGGTTCGGCTCAGAGATCAGGTCGGGTACATCCTTGATGTCGCACAGCTTCGTCAGAGCGGTTGCGCTGTCGCCACAATATAGGGTGGTATTCAGACCGGAGATAGCAGTACTCATAGAATGTTTACCTCCTTATTTTCGGTAAATCATTCCGTCCTCTCCGATTGTTGCCCCATAGCTGCAATCAATCCGATAGACGGAATTGTTGTACAGCCCATTCAACGGGGCAAACGATTTTCGATAGAAATTGAGCGGTTCCAATACAGAATCCACGATGTCCACAATGGAGCGGGCTTCTGCAATGCGTCCGCTGGTTTTGTTGGAATAGACCCGCACGCGCAGGGAAATGGCAGCATACTTGCTTCGGCTGGCAGAATCACGATGAACCGGGAGATTGCTGTTTTCCTCTATCTGCACACATGGAAACTTTTTGACGTTGCTGTCATTGATTTCGCCAGTGACGAAGATACCAGGCACTTGCTTTCGCAGTTCCTTGGCAACAGCTGTAAAGATAGAATTGAAATAATCAATCAACTATTCCAAACCTCCCTCCACGTTGCTTCTACCTGAGAAGCCATTTCTTCAACAGCTCCCCACATAGCCATAGCTGGTTCGTTACCGCTGGTGTAATTCAACTGTCCCTTGCCGGGAACGGTATCCACATAGGTTCCGGCATTACCGGGGTCCCCGTAGTAGTACCAACGTCTGCCAGCACCCTTGCCTTGACCATAGGATCCATGCGCACCAACACCGGGCGGCAGTTCGCCGCCATATCCGTTGTGATGTGCACCGGTACCAAACTCGATAAAGGCGACTGACTTGCCCTCTGCAATGATGGTGCAAATGTTTCCGTTCTGCTCAACACGACAAGAGACATCGTTGCTACCGGCATATTCTGCATTTGCAAAGCGAACTTTCGCTACATCAAGCCCTTTGTCAGCCAATGACTTTGCAAACTCTTGTGCCTTTTTGTTCAGGGTGGTCTCGTACTCCCGTATCTGACGTTCCGCATCGCGAAGTCCGGCATCGCTCAACCTCACTTTAATTTTCACTTGCAGCCACCTCTTTCAGCGCATACAACGTGTCCGTAATATGCTCTGCGACCTTGACCACAGTGTAATTGAAGGGCTTTGAAACGTCCGTCTGAAACCAGACGCGCGTACCTTCATAAAGCGGTGTGTTGCGCTTTTTACTGGACGAACTGGCAACGTAGCTGTAATCCGTGAACGCTCCAAAAGGGTTTGCTTCCGCAGAACCAGTAGGGGGGCTGACATTCAGCATCAGCTTTGCGGGGTCGCTCCACGATTCGTATGCGGATTCGCCAGTCTCGTTTCCCCACTCGTCCACAACAGGCGTTTTCTCGCCAACTGGGTTTGAATACCACAGCGGGCGTTTATCCAGCGGACTACCATTAAACATCAGCCGATAACACCTACTCTCGGAACTACTTCGTTCAGCAGGGATTGCGCCACATCGGAGCTTTCCCACACACGAGTGATACCGTTATTGGTATAACTCGTCTGTCCGTTTGCGCCGATGTGGTTGTACAGTTCCGCTGCAATGCGTATCTGCAACGACTGATACTGCAAGGGTAACTCGTCCGGTTTGTTGCCGAAGGGGTAGCCCTGTGCAAATATCTTGTCTTTGGCGAAATCAAGCAGCAGGTCGAAGAGTGGGTAGTCCTCGTCCGTGATTTCACGGTCAAGTGCTGGGGCAATGTACTGCCCCAGCTTGACTGCCGCTTCGGAATACTGGTCTCCCATGCTGCTTTCCTCCTTTCGCCTTAGTAAGCCTTGATGCAGTACACAGCGTCCATGCGCTCAAAGGACGGCAGGACGATTTCAGAAACGTAGATGTTGGTGTTGACAGGATGCACAGTCTGCTCAGTGGTAACAGCAACGCCAGTATTCACAACGGAAACCTGTGCGTTGGAGATGCCAGCCATCAGGTCGGCTTCCTCAGGGGTGGCAACATAGTACATATTGCCCAGAGAGCCAGAAGGAGCCAGCACGACATAGCCATCAGGCAGATACTTCTCAGCAGCTGCGGTTTCCTCCGGCTTGTACATCTTGTCGTACAGATGAATGCGGATGCCAGATGCGCTTTCGACAACAGAACGTGCCTCGGAATCGACAAGAACGGCGGTGGCGGTTTTCATAACCGTCAGGAACCGGTTCTTGATTTCATCCGCAGCAATCATCTTGTGGAAAGTGTTGGTGTTCATGTAGGCATCGGTGATAATCTCACCAGTGTTTGCCAGCACGGTGTTTGCGGCAGTGGTCATCGTGGCGATGGGGGTTGCGGTGGTGGGAGCGTCCCACTTCTCCTTAGTGGCCAGAGCCTTGTAATTGGACTGCTGCCAAGTGCCGTCCGGGTCATAATCGTAGACGTAACTCACGCCGTTGGACTCAATAGAGATGCCGGGCTTGCCAGTCTTAGGAGCCAGAAGCTGCCACACCATTCGCTCAGGCACAATGCGAGCACCGGTAATAAGCTGTGCGGTATCATCGTAGACACGATTGATAACGTCTGCCGCAAACTCCTGATTAGTAGCCAGAACAGAGATAATCTTGCGGCGGTCTTCCTCGTCAATGTGAGTGCCCTCACGGAAGAACGGCATATTGGTCTCGGTCATTTTGATGCCCTGACGAGTACGGAACGTAGCCTTGGTATCGAAAACGCTAGGCTTCAGCGAAACGCCAACGCCCTTGTGGCCACGCAGCCACTTCAGTTCCATGCTGACTTTCTTCCGAGCAGGGAACAGGGCATCGGAAGCATAAGGCTGCGCATTGGTCGGGTCATTCGTCCAATAGGCGGCAATCGCAGCGGGGGAGAAGATTTCATTCAGATTCAGTGCCATAATTTAGTCCTCCTTACTCGCTCTTTGCGCCAACATCAGTACGGCAGAAAACGGCGGGAACAGCCTTTTTCAGAGCGGCAATATCGTTTGCAGAATAGGTAAAGCCGGACAGCTTTGCCTTGTCCACATCAATAACGCCCTGAATCAGCAGTGCGCCATTGGGGTTGACGGCAGGGTCAACGGTGTGCAGCAGAATGCCAATGGCATCGGTAGCCGCATCAGCAGCACTTGTGCCAGTAGTGGCAGCGGCTTTCAGGCCAGTCTTTGCCATAGGATAACCAGCCGGAACAGCGTTGGTCTCCTTGACGGTAAAGGGAATGGCAACATAGGTATCAGCAGCCAGAATAGTGCTTTCAGGAGCCGATACCGGAGTATTGGTGTACTTCATGTTTTCCTCCTTAATGGAAAGCAGTCATTGCGTCACTCGATGCCTTGTTTGCGTCTGCACGCTCCTGTGCGAAGCGTTTAGCAAAGGCAACACCCGCGCTATCTGCGCTGTTACCATTACCATCCGCACCCGGAGGCGTGGGCATATCCTTCAGCAGAGAAGCCTTGTATGCGGTGTCGTGGGCAGTCATAAACTCCGACTGGAACTTAAACACCTTGTCCATGTCACCGTCAGCCAGTGCAGATGCAGCCTTGCCGGCCAGTTCAGCGTCATAACCCTGTGCAACGAACTTCTCACGGTAAGATGCAAGGGTCTTTTCCTTGACGAGGTTTTCCTTGTCGGCAGTCAGGGCTTCAATCTGCTTCTGCATCTCTGCCAGTTTGTCAGCCTGTTCCTGTGCGGCGTTCTCGTCATCGGTACGCTTTGCTTTGAGCTGCTTCTTGTACTCGGCAGCTTCACCGTTGGCTTTCGTCACGGCGTTGCGCAGCTTCTCGACCTCTGCGTTAGGGTCTGCAACCTTTTCCAGCGCAGAAATGATTTCATCGGCGGTCATGCCCTCTTTGTAGGCATCACCAAGTAACGCTTTGTAGTTCATATTGTTAATTTCCTCCTGCGTTTTTTTACCGTTGCTTCCCTGCAACGCTGCGAAATTTATATCCCGGCTTCCCTGCCGGAATATATCAGCCCGCTAATGCGGATTGATTTTTAGTCGATTAGTTCCCCTGCGCCGTTGTAAACCAGTTCCTCTTTCGCAACATCAGGAGCGGCGAAAACGGTCGGAACAAGATAGACTGGAACGCCATACAACTTTGCAGCATCAATTTCTACAGTACAGCCGTTATACTGAAAGGCGTTATCGCCGCAAATGCCGATAAAATAATCAGCCTGTGCGAGAAGTTCGATGCTCTTTCCAAGATACCAAAGCCCTTCAGTTCTACACTTAGGCGGGTTATCTTCGATATAGGTCGGGATAACCTCAAGGCTTTCACCGTACACTGCTTCGGCAATCTTGTGCAAACGGTCAAACGTCATCCGAATATTTTCTTCCGACCGATTCTTCATCGGGCAGGAAATAAACAGCTTCTTCATTTTTGCTCGCCTTCCTTTGCATTAGTCTGTTCACCAACCATTTTGCCGTTGTTGGCAATATGGTCTGTGGGCTGTTCCTGCGGCTTCGGTGCTTTTCCATCCTCACCCAGCTTGCCAGCGGCAATCAAGAAGGGCTTGCTCATTTCGTAAGCGGCCTGCGGGTCAGGGAACAGACCGGGCGTAGTAAACGCCAACTGCGGGTCAATGCTCTGATTAAGCATCTGTGCAAAAATCTGAACCTTGCTCTGCTGGTTATCGTACTGACGGCGGGGCAGTTTGATATTGATGTCGCTTGCCATCAGCTTAGAGCCAGCCGTATCACGCAGGATTTTCAGCATCACAGACAAGCTTTGGCGTTCAGCGTACTTGAACATATTCTCGTACTGCTGCGCCCTTGCTTCGGTGTGATTCCAGCCGTTGCGGACAATAACTGCGCCCACGTTGTCAGACGTTGCGTTCTCACTGCCAGTTGCACTAGGCATGGCAGTCAGGCTGCGGTACACGTTCAACATGGAATCAAGCAGGGTCTGGCTCTGCTGCTGGTCAAGCTCGTTTGCAATCTGCTTTACATCAGCGGCAAGACCAGCGGTAGACTTGATGGACATTGCGCCCATCTGCTTAACAGCATCCAGCGCTTCCTTGTCCACAAGACAGTTTACAAACACCAAGATGGACTGGATGAATTGCTCAACGCCGTCCAGACGGTTGCTTTCAAGATTGTTGATGGCATCCAGAACAGGGATAGCCGGTTCAAACAGACCCATGCGCTCCGGGTTCAGCTTGTATTCGACCATCGGCAGCATCCCTAGAGAGTGGTTCTCCGACTTTGTGACCTTGCCGTTGTCGATTTCAAAATACTTGTTTGGTGTATACACGCAAATCAGGTCGTTCAGGTCGTTCTGATAATTACGCGGGATGTGCAGCACGTTGGCAATCGGTTTGTGACCGATGCCGGAGTTGTAAATCACATACGCCATGTCGGGGTCGGGAACGTCCACCAGCAGGGGTGTTTCGTCCGGGTAGTTTCCGCTGTACCCCCTGTCAGGAAGAACAATGCGGTATCCCTGTCCGCACTCCAACATCCACTGCCAGAGCCGCCGATCAAGCGAATCCTTGCCCTCATACTGCAAGGCGTTAGACAGCCGGGCGATTTCCTCGCCGTCACCTGTTGCCGTTTCAGACCGCACATAAGAGCACGGCGTACCGCTCATATAGCCTGTGTAGAAGCCCACACACTCGTTGGCGTGGTTCTCTACAATGCGGTTCGTGATTTCAGCGTGATATTCCTTCGTGCGGAGGAGAACAGGCTGACTGCCCAAGTAGTAATTGTGCAAGAAGCGAATCTCATTCTTGTTCAGCAGATGAATAGGCTCTGCCTTGCCCATGACCACTTTCAGCACGTTCTCCCGATTGATTTCCGTCTCCGGCGTTTCAATCGGTCTGCGTCCGGTCAGCGGATTATTCAAAAAACCGCCAACGACCATCTGATACTCAGCCATGCGTTCCTCCTTTCCGGCAAAATAAAAAGCGCAGCAAGACAAACCTGTTAAGGTCTATCTCACTGCGCCAAAACTGCGCTTCAAAAGCTATTTACTTTTCCGGTGGATGGATAATTTTTACCCATCCTTCCCTTGTGTCTCCTTCGATAACGCCCTTGCATCTGTCGCACTTGAAATGGTATCGTCCGTCTACTTCACCAAGATAGCGATTGCAGCGGACGTTCTTATAGATTGGGTTTTGCCTAATACAAGGGCAACAGATTCTAACTAGCATGAGTGCTCCTTTCGTTTGATTTCTGGAAACAGGCTGTTAAGCACAGACCTGTTAGAAGCTACTGGGAAACTGTTCGCACTACCAGTCATGCTAGGCTCTGACTTGTCGGGTGTCAAAAGCCACGATTGCCCCGACTGGAGCAAATCGCTGATGGACACAAAGGATGGATTTGAACCACCGACCTTCGGGCTATAAACCCGACGAGCTACAAGACTGCTCTACTCTGTGTTATGTACCCGGCTTAATTTACCGTTGCTCGATGAAATGAGAAATAGCCTGAAACTCATTTCATCGAGAGCCGGGAATAACGGGGGAGGTTGTCATAAGGAGAATTTTCCCATGCAATCCTTGGAGAATCGTTGTGCTGCGTAACGGAATTGAACCGTCGCTCGCCAGAAGAGGGGGAATATTCTGGCATTCCCAACCAGCAGGGAACGCAACATATAAACCCGGCGAATGGAAAGAGTGAAAAGCATTCGCCGGTAAAGGAGGAATATGCTCGTTGGCACGCAAGCGAGTAAAAATGACAAAACCTCGCCATGTCGGGCTATTCCCTAGAGGAAGCTGCAAAACTTCCTGTGTACATTATAAGCGTTATCAAGTGGTAAAATCAAATAAATAGACCCAGCGAACACAATATATTGTGTTTTTAATCAAAATGGCCTCTTGACAGGCTCGATTTTACTGATTCCGTTGTAAAGTTCATCGGCAAGCTGTGCCAGACTGTCCGGTGCATCATCGTGCGGAACTTTGCCAAGCTGCGTGAACATCGTCACTTGCTCCATGAATGCTTTGTACTCTTTCGACTGGTGTTTCTCGTCAAGGAAGTAGAACCGCTTGATGTCCGGAGCATACTGGATGATTCTGGACAGCTTGCTTTGACCGCTGGGTGCACGCTGGCTGCGGACAGAGCAGTGATAGCCATGCTGCCGGAGCTGGCTGTCCACTACGTCACAGTATTCATCACCGCCGTTGTTGGCTTCGCCACGCACCACATTGATTTTGTGCTGGATGATTTTGCCCACGACTTCCGGTCTGGTCACGGTCTTATCGCCGTTATTGAACACAAGGTCAGGGATAAACACGGCATCACCATACACATAGGCGATAGGGCAAGCGGTGAAGTCCCCGCCGCCCCATGCAATATCCATGACCATGAGCTTCCGATCAGGCTCTCCATCAGGCAGAACGCCGTTAAAATACCGAAGCTCATCCGCAGGAAAAAGCAGACCTTCACGCACATAGGGCTTACCCATGTACTTTGCCCACCATGTTGCGTCGTCAATGCTGGCTTTCATATCGGCATAGTAGGCATCGTCAAAGCCAACGCCATAGTCATAATTGAAATTGCTGTGTCCGTTTTCGTCCACCGCAGGAATTACCCGGAATCTGTACTTTGGATTGTCCGCGTACTGGTTCTGTATGCGACCCAGAGGGTCAAGCACGTTCCAACGTGTACCGACCATCAGCTCCAATGCGCCCTGCTTTTTACGGTCTTTTAGCTGGTTCAGGTAGGCATCATACTTGTTGTTCAGACGCTCAACGTTCAGGCTTTCCTCCAAGTCCTCAATCAAGTCATCGCTGTACAGAACGCCGCCCTCGCCGATTTCAACTGCGCCGGTCAGCGTGCCGCCAATAGAGCGGCAAGTAAGGGTGGGGAAGCGCTTCTTTCGGTTCAGGTCAACGCTTTCGTCCTTTGCGCTCTTGTCTACAAGCTGAACATCAGGGAAGATTTTGCCCCAGTTATAGGTAACGGGGTCAGTGATGATAGACAGAACTTCGCCGTAGAAGCCATTGGTCAACTTGTCGGAATGTCCGCTCATGACCGATGCAACGTCCGGGCGGTTGCCCATCAGCCATGTGATAAAAAATATACAGAGCGTACTTTTTCCGGTTCTCGGGGGCTGGCTAACCCCAAGAAATTCTACACGATGGAAAAACAAGTCCTCTAGGTCACGAACCAGCGTCAGAAGCACCTTTCTTCGTGGCTGATAGAACTTCTTCTCCGGCGCACGGTTCCATTCAAGGTAGATGCAATAGCTGTCGAACACGTCTTTTGCTTCAAACAGGTACGTCCGACTGATAATGTCATAAGCCTTCGCCACGTCCTCGCCTGTTTTCATCTTTCCCATCATGGCTGCGCAGACAGAGCGCAGCTCACCAGAGTATTTGTAGGCATCAAACCGCTTGTCTTGCGGCAAAGCGTCTCTCAGGTTCACCACCGCCTGAAACCAGTCCTCGTAGACCTGCGCTTCTGTCGGATTCTGCTTTGCATACGTTTTGATGCTGTCAATGATGGCGATACACTGTTTTGGCTGCATAAAAAATAGGCACCCCCTACCTGAAAATGTAAAGAGTGCCTACAACTGCACAAAAATTAAATATTCGGATTTATAATTTTATTTCAGAAAATTATTTGCTAAAATCCACCTTAATAAATGGGTCGCTCAGTTTATTTGACTTCTTCTGCAAGCTGGTTGAGCCTGCGTTTCAACTCGTTTGCATCATAGTACAAAGCGTCTGCAATGGCATTGAGAATGTCGGGCTTGTCGGTGTAATCGCACAGTGTTTCAATGAGTTTCAGGCTCTGTTCTGACAATTTTACGGGTTTCATGCTTTATTCCTTTCTCTGACTATGTAAAGTAGGTTTTGGTTGTTCGTCTCCTAGCATCAGCTTATAGCGGAGATACTTTTCGATAATACTGTGTCTTTCTGCCAGTGTACCATAAATAAAGACAAGAGCATCTTTAGTAGCGTCGTATTCATTCGGGAAAATGGCAATTTCCTCGTTTGCAAAAGTCACGGTGCAGTTTTCCGAATGGCAGGCTTCCAAGAACCGCTTGATTTCGAGGAAACCACCAAAGTCAAGCATAGACCGTAGCGTGATGCTTCCGTTCTTAACAATCAGTTCTTCTCCCTGCATATTATCCAGCCTTTCTCTGTTCAGCAATCCGATACCATGCCTGGCGGGTCACACCAAGCTGCTTGGCAGCGTCCGTGACGGTCAGCAGACGCTTTTCCACCTGCTCGTGCAAAACGTCAAAGAGGTTGCGGTCATACTCGGTAGGCTTGCGACCTTCCTTGTAATCAGGACGCTGGCTGGCAATTTTCTTGCCCTCTCTGGTGCGTTCAACAATCATGTCGCGCTCAAACTGGGCAAACACAAGGAACATACCTCTCATAGCCCTACTAGCAGGGGTGTTGTCCATTACACCAAGATTCAGCACGTTCACTCTGATTCCTTTTTCAATCCAAGAATCAATCAGTTCATACCCACCAACAAGGCTTCTGGCAACACGATCTAGCTTTGTCACAACGATTGTATCCCCGCTCTGGACTTCTGCTTCCAGTTTGTCCAGTTCTTTGCGTTCCATCTTAGTGCCAGTATAGACTTCTTTAAAAATCTTAGTTGCGCCAGCGGCCTTGAGGGCTTCTTCCTGCGATTCAAGGCTGTTGCCATCAATCGCCTGACCAGCAGAACTGACACGAGCGTAACCGTAAATCATTCAGGTTCACCGTCCTTTTCAACGACTGTTCCCTCAACGATATATGCCTTATCTCCAATATCACCCATGTCCGGCTCGACAACAATACGGTAATTCATTGAGTTCAAAAGCCTGAAAAACGTAGAAAGGTTCAAACTCCCATCTTTTAGCCTTTGATACACCGCTTGTCTCGACCCAAGACCAGAAATTTCCCCAAGCCTAACTATCGTAATGTCCTGACGCTTCATTACGTCCTTTACGATTTCAGCCCCATTAGTGACAATTTTCTCTTTTTTCTTTTTAGCAACCTTTTCCTGCTCGTCCATTTTTACCGCCCCTTTCGCCACTATTGTAAACGAAAAGATTTACTTTGTCAAGAGGGGATTCAAAATCAAAGCGGTCTGCGAGCGTATTATATATATATATATATACTCTAGTATGTATTTATACATACTAGAGTAGTATAAGGGTGTTTACTTAGTTAATCACAATCAGGTAGAAAATTTTCTATAATAAGGAGTAATTCTGCCAAACTTCATTTCCTTAAAACTTTGGGTCTTGACAAGCATATTTTCACGCTTTATACTTGTTCCAGCGAAAGCGAGGTGATAGGCTTGGCAAGACGAGCAGAAACCTCGGAACGTGATAAGTTGCGCATGATAAGCACCAGGCTCACTGAGAGCCAGATCGCGAGCATGGAGAGCAGCGCAAAGGCATTGGGCATCTCAAAGGTTGATGTTATCCGCATGGGTATCAAGTGGGTTGCATCTTACGTTGAGATTATCAAGGCATAAAAAAATAAGCTACCAGCGGAACTTTGGACGGCAACGCTGATAGCTTATCCACATCACGAAACGAGAACCTGCAACCACCAAGGGGGCAGTCTCCCTTTTCGGAATCTATTATACCAAAAAGGGCTGCTCTCCGCAAGAGTTAGGAGCAAAAAACATGAACTTTCCCACGACAACCGAAGAATTTCTGAAAACCCTCGCACACGGCAAAGAGCCGACCAGCGAGGACAGGGAGTACGCAGAAGCACTGGGTAAGCTGTCCGAACTGAACTACCGGGCAGGGTACGAAGCGGGAGCAGCCAATAAGAACGGCAAAATCTGATGTCAACACTAGCGGACACAATATCTAGTGTATTTTACCTTGACATTCAGATATTTTGTAGTTACACTTATTGCATAGCAAAACGAAAGGGGGTGAATATGTATGAGTAGTCCTTACGCAGAGCGTTACGGTCACACCGTTACCATCAGCGTGACGGAGCGGCAGTTTGCGAGTTTGCAGGAATACTGCATCAAGAACCGAGTGTCCATCTCTGCTGCGTTCCGTGAAGCGTTCTTTACGCTGCATCCAATGGATTCCACTAATGAAAACGAAAAATGATACGCTCGCTAAAGTTTGCCGACAGCAGCGAACGTATCATCAAAACCACTGGAACAAGCTGTTCCAGCCTTATTATAGCAGGAATTGGCTTGTTCCGCAAGAACCATAGGAGTTTTTATAGAACAAAAGGTTAAATATGCTATCAATCTCATCAGCGAAAACGGACAGGTTGTCGTGTCCAGCCGTGAAGTAGCAGAACATTTCGGTAAAGAGCACAAAACGGTTTTGCGTTCAATCGAAGAACTGGCGGCACAAAATTGTGCCACCAAATCCATGTTCTACGAAACCACGTTTGAAAATCGTGGTAAACAGTACCCGATGTACCTCATGAACAGGGATGGATTCAGTTTACTTACGTTTGGCTTTACCGGCAAGGAAGCCCTTGAATGGAAACTCAAGTATATTGATGCTTTCAATCAGATGGAGCAGAAACTCACTAACCCGGAGCCTGAATCCACGGAAATGCTGTTGAGCCGCGCTCTGATCGCCGCTAACAGTGTTATCGATACGGAGCGTAAGAAAGTAAAGGCTCTGCAAGCGGAAAACGCCAAGATGAAGCCTGATTCCGATTACGCAAAAGCGATGCTACTTTCCGATGAAAGCCTGACTACCACGCAGATTGCCATGAACTACGGCATGAGCGCACGAAAGCTGAACAAGATTCTTAGAGAGCTTGGCATCCAGCATACAGTGAACAAGCAGTGGATTCCTTACCAGAAGTATCTTGGCAACGGATACGTTGTCGGGCATCCGATCGAGCTGCCGAACGGCAAGACGAAAGAGGTCACCCGCTGGACAAGAGCCGGTCAGAAGTTCATTTACAGCAAGCTCAAAGAAGCGGGCTATCTGCCTGTTGGCGAGCAAATCAGAATGGAGACGTGCTGATGGACTACTCGGAAGAAATGTTTCGGCTACAAGCTGAGAATGAAGAGCACAAAGCCGTTTTAGAAAAAAGCCATGAAATCCTTAATCAGGCATTAGAAATCATCATGCCAGAGGATAAGCGGTCAAGAGAAGTTGTAAGTGTAGCGCTAGCAACGTCCATACAACATTTTTGCGAGGACAGCTATTCAATGGGATACAATGATTGCTTGCTCGACATTCTCAGGGAAAAGGAAGAAGTCAGCGCTCCTATCATGTTTCCAACACTTAAATCGTAAATAGCCCATAAGAAAAGCCAGTGGTTAGAGAACATCTAGCCGCTGGCTTTTTTGTGTTATGCGATTATTGCTCCTATAAAGCTCATTTTGTGATTCCTCCCTTTATTCAACTGGTGTTAGCAAGACTTCCGCACTAATCGAAAGTTCGATATGGTAGCCGTTTTTAACGGTAACATTCTGCTTTTCGCCAGCTTTTTCAAATTTCAGCACATCACTCACATCGTCAGAATTTGCATCAGACACCACAAATACTGTCGCTTCTTTGTTTTGATTCTCAACTTCGTATGTGCCAGTCGGAACCATGTACCAGATATATTTATAGCCACTCTTGTTCGTTTCTTCTTTTCCATAATCACCAAGAACTTCATCAACTAAAACAATAGAGCCGTTCTCTTTTACGGTTTCTTCCGAAGCAACAGACGGATTTTCAGATTCTGTCTTTACAGATGATGCAACGGATGATGTTGGTTTTTCGCTTTCAGAGCTAGCCGCAGTATCTGTTTTGTTACGAGGGCTTACCAAATCCATAATAAAAGCCAATACGAACATTACCATAAGGATTTTGAACCACAACCGTTTATAAGCTGGCTTTGGCGGTGTATTCTCTCCACCGCACTGCGGACAGGTTTTAGCGGTAATGGCTATCCTTGCGCCACAGTGTTTGCATTTTACGAGTTTTGCCATTTTACAATGCCCCTTTCTTACGGTCAAGTATAACACAGATTAGACCGTGAGAGGGGTCTTTTTGTATTTTTCGGAATTTTTGGAGACTTGCACAATCAGATGGGTTTGGATTTGTGAAGGTAGGGTGGGTATGAACGAGAGGAACGCTAAAAACGCCTTTTTTATTTTGGTCGGAGGAGACGGGACTCACCGCCCCCACCCGGGCCTCCGGCCCCATTCCCCCCAGGTGACCCCAGCGCACCCGGAACGGCTGCGCACGACAGGCAGCAGCACGGGCCGCGCCAGATACAAGGCAGGCCGCACCGGGCAGATCAGGGTGGCGGCGGGCGCTGGGCTGCCTGCGCAGTGTGTCCGAAACTGTGCAGATTTGGACAGATTGCAACGGCTCAAAAAAGTAAACGAAAAAATTTACTTTTTTGCAAAAAAGCCTTGACTTTGTAAACGAATTAGTTTACAATAAGGATGTAAACGAAAACATTTACAAACCACATCACGAAACCAAAATAGGAGGACAAAAACCATGAAAATTAACATCACAAAGTACTGGGAACGCCTGTGGGCGGAAGACCTCTTTGCTGCAATCATCCTTGAGGAGGATTTCGACCTTGACGAAAACGGCGCACCTCGTGTGGACTGCACCAACTGGGAGCAAGATTTCCGCGCGGAGCTCAACGGCTATATTACCGCTCCCAAGTGCTGCGAGGAGCGCCGCGAGGACTACCGCAAAGCCCTCACCATCCTCGACGAGATGGAGCAGGCCGCAGCAGAGCAGAGCAACGCCACAGCCGCTCCCGACTACACCGCACTTGCATATACCATCCGCGCCGAACTCAACGCCCGCCACGATCGCAGCGCGTGGAACAAGGCTGTCACGCTGTACGCTCTCGACCTACTGGACGATGTGCAGGAGGGCACGAACAATATGGAGCGCTTGCCCCTTGACGGTGCAGAGCTTGAGCGGTGGGCGCTCAACGGTGCAAGCTGCTGGGAGCAGTACAGCAATGGTGGTTGCTCTCTGTGCTATAACGCCGATATTGCCGCCCGCGTCTGCACCCCGTCCGAACTCAAGCGCACCGACGGCGGCATGAACGCCCCCAACAGCCGCGAAACGTGGCTTGACGTGCAAGCCCGCGCACTGTATCAGGCTTGCAACCGTATCCGCAAAATCTGCCGCGCCGACGGCCTGTATTATAAGGAGGTATAACAAGCATGATCGCTCTTGACTTTTCCCAGTGGGCTGCCCTCTGGTACGTGGGCGGCATGATTTCCGGCGCACTGGTTATGATCGCATTTCTTAACAGCTAAACAGGAGGGCTAAAAAATGACGTTGTTCGAAGAAAAAGTGAACGAGTACCGCGAAAACAAGCGGCTTTTGGAAGAGCTGGAAGCAATGAACGAAGCAATCAAGGCGGACATTATCTGCATGATGCAGGGCGCGCCTGAAATGGTGCAGGGCACGGCAAAGGCCATTTACAAGGATGTGCAGAGCGTCCGACTGGATAGCAAGCTTTTGCAGGCAGCGCACCCAGATATTTATGCTGAGTGCAGCAAAAAGACCGTTTATAAGCGGTTTAGTGTGGTATAAAGGGGGGTCAAGCTATGATTTTATCCACAATCTTGTTCTTTTTTTGGTTTTTCTCGGCGCTGTTTAAGGCGTCAAAGTAAGGAGGGTTTACATTATGACTACCACCAATAAAGGTTTTGATATTATGACCGGACTGTATACCACCCGTTACTATGCACGCAAGGCTTGCTCCGGTGATTGCGTTGTTGTTAAGGTCTGTGGCGGCTATACCATCATGACCGCAGCTGATTATAACATTTGGCACCGCCAGCGCTGACCCGCCTCCCATTTCAACCCCGCTCACGCTGGCGGGGCTTTTCTTTTGCCTTGCATCTGCTAAGGGTGCAGGGCTTTTATTTTGTCCTGCTGTAATACAGCCATATACAAGCGTTTACAGCGTGCTTTGTATCGTCAATGCAATTATACCACCCACGCAACAAAACAACGCACAGGGCTTTACAGTGGCCTTTCCAGCGATTATGCCAGTTCAACCGCCCACAATACCAGACCGACACAAGCGGCTATAACGCCGCCTGCGCCACGCTGGAGCGTATCACAGCGCGGCAACACCTCCAGCACATACAAGATACCACCGCCACGCCGGACGCTGTACAGGCCAGCACAGCCGCCCTATTATAATAAGGTATATAAGGGGGCATGGGTGCGCACCTGTTATGGATCCATGCCAGACAGTGCAGCATATCGCAGACCATGCCAGCCCGGCGGGGTCTCGATGCTTCCCACACCTGGCATGGGATTAGCCTGGCATTAGCCTGGCACGGCAGCGCGGAACCATTGGCGGCTGCCGCCGTATCTCTTTTCGGGCTTTCGCCCGATAGCCAATAGAGGTCAGCAATAGTCGTAGCGTTCCGGCTGGAATAGTCGTAGCCAATAGTCGTAGTTTTTCCGATAAAATAGTCGTGAAATAGTCGTAAAGTCGTCTGACGGCTAGCTTTTGAAAGTCCTATATATCGTATAGTAACGAGCAGTCCGCTGATAGTCGTAGAGTAATAGTCGCATCATTTTATTACGAATCATCGTCAAATAGTCGTGTATTTTTTGTGTGAAATAGTCGTTTGCCTTTTAGAGAAAGAGAGGTGCGATAGTCGCTAAGTCATCCGACTGCATAAAAATCATAATCTATTGCATATAATCACAAATTTATTCATCCTATAGTTATATCTATTTCGTATAACAATCGTACTTATTATAGTATACAGACATAGTTACTCCCGATAATCACGGATTATTTCGCATAATAACTAGTATCATCCAAATCCGTTGGTTCCCGCTCTATTTAATTCCCAGTAATAAGCTATGATATTACATCCAATCCATACTACTTTGCTATGAATAGTCATGCCTAATAGTCGCAGTCAAGCTATGCAACATTTCTACATATCAAACCGACTACAAAATGAAGTCAATTCTTCATGTGAAATAGTCGTAGAGGGTGGCAGGTCAGATGTTGCTGCCCTATGCAGGCTAGATGCTGTTGCCGTTGGAGGCCACCCGGTCGGCGCGGTGCGCCGGACGATAGAGGGTGACGTAGCGTATAGGTCAGATAGACGGTCTGCCTATATTCAGCCAATAAGAGCCTAACGGCAGATGCTGGTGACGGTCTGCTCTGCTGGCTAACGGTCTGGTTTTTGGAGATAGAGGGTTGTAGGAGGAAAGAACCTTTGCAAAACATCCGGTTGTTGTTTCCGGTTGTCGCAGTTGTCGCACCATTTCGCCATTTCGGCGTGGGGGCCTCAAACAATTTATTTGTTTGAGGGGGGAGTTAGGGGGATTATAGCTGTCTCTTATACACATCTCCGAGCCCACGAGACGTAGAGGAATC